CGGACCACCCTCCACGCACCATCAACTTTTTCTTGGATACTTAGGCATCGCTTGTGACGGTTGTAGTAAACTTTTATTTCCATAACGAGAGTATTCTGACAGAATTTCGTTCTACAACAAGCCTTTTTAAATGTTTTTAATCTAAAAAAAACTTCATAAGTCACTGAACGATAAGGAGTTAGGCGGTCACGCCCCCCGCCCCGCCCTAACCCGTTGACGCTCAACGAGTTACGGGGGTTTTCATTTAATCGTCTACCTCTTCAAAGTTGCGCATATGAGATCTAGCATATCGATATACCTTGTTCATAGCTTCGCAGACTTCTGTTCTTTCTATCAAAGCTTGATTCCAAGCCTCCTCTCCTAAAGGGTAGTAATCTCTCTGGTGGAAGTCTACTTCAAGGAGTTTAGCCTGAGCATCTCTTACCGCGCAAAACAAATCGTTGTATCGTCTGCGGAGGCTTTCTTCATCCGATCCATTCATGTGAATGACGGGGAATGTTAATTTTTTAATCATATGAATTTGTTGTAGCCTTTTGGGTGGATTTGCGTAAAGCCTAACTTTCTAAATGTATCGGCCAACTTGGTCGCGCCGTGTGTCGAGATAGGGATGCGAGTTTGCTCCTTATCAAAATCCCATTCAATGGAATATTCTAAGCCCTTATAGCCATTCTCTTCCTTTTTAACGCTAAAGGTTTTATCGAAATGTCCTGTCAATTTAATTGTTGGTGTTTCGTTCATCTTGTTTTATTTTCTTTTTCTTTTTCTCGCTTTCTCCTATCCCCGAACCAAGAAGGGTCAGGGACTTCCATGTTTCTACGTCGCCAAAAATTATTGTAGGCTTTGTTGAACTGATCTGTGAATCCTCTATTTAAGGCAGCGAACTTGTTTGCTTCTGAGAAGTCTGGTTTTATTGGTTCCATTCTATTTTCTTCTGAGTATTAACGATATTAAGGTCATTAAAAGGACAACGGCAGTTTCTAATTCTCCTTTGTTCATTTAGGCTCAACAACAAATCCTGTTTCGTCTTTCTTTGCAAGACCTTTCTCGACTAATCCGACAACCACGCCCTTGGGATCTTTAAACCGCAAATCGTTCTCATCTCCATTCACAACGGGGGAGCCAAGATAAGTTTTAGGAAGAGAACCACGGAAAACGACGGCGACGTTGCCGCCTAGCGAAAGAATCTTTTTTATTCTGTCATCGCTAGTCTCTTCACTGCGGGAGAATGTTAGATGATAGTTGTCAGGCATTTTACCATCAAGCCAAGCTCTCATTCTATAAAAGCCTTTTGTATAATCATAAAAATTCACCTGTGGGAACTCTTCCATGACGTTTATTTTATCAGCCCTATGCTTTCGGATATTCTCCCAAGGAATGTCGCTTGTGAGGTTAAGGCGAAAACAAGGAGTAAGACTTTTCTTCGCCGCGCTTTTGATAGCCTTGCCGATTTCAATCCTGAGATCCGACATGAAAGCGAAGTTATCCTTAAAGAATCTTTGCGTTTTCGCGATCCTAGCGGTTTGGACGTTGGACATACAACCGCGACCGGCAGTATCCAAACACGCTGCACGGCATCCCGCGCTTGACCATTGACAGACGTTGAATCCTGATTTAGCAGCAGGGGATAGATGGAGTCCGAACGTGCGGAATCCAACCTTTTCGCCCTTGAGTGTTTTGGCATTGCCTTGATTTAGTAATTTCATCGTGTTTTTTTATATTAAAAATTTACCACCAGCAAGAATAAAAGACTTTTTCTCCATTATTAATGGCCTTGAGACCGGCCTTGGTAAAGTCGAGATCCTTCTCTTTGCGCCAATCATCTTGGCTACTGTCAGGACCGTAAAAGAAACCTTGCGTTTCTGGCAAATCGCCAGCTTCGACGACTGACCGGAGAATCTTTAAATCCTCGGCAGTCAATTCCATGGGCTCACCATTCAATTCACTTTCTGGCTTCCCAGTTTTAATCGCCCAGAGTTTTTCCATCCACCCTTGCAAGGCGTTGTGCTTCCTCCAATCACAGATTTCAAAATCTTCTCCATTGGAGTCCCGACTGTTTGCGTATTGATCTAATCCCATAACGAAAGTATTCTGACAGGATTTTCAACTCGGACAAGCCTTTTTTAATGATTATTAATTATTTTTTAGTGCTTGACTTATGCGGATTAAACACTAAGCAGAAAACCTTCCTAACTCACTGAGTGATAGCTAGTTACGGGGTGCGGCGGGGGCGCGGCCCCTAACTCATTGATACTCAACGACTTACAGCGATTTTATTTTATTTTATTAACAAAAGAAAAACCCCGCCCCCCATGCAGAGGGGACGGGGCTTGCTATGTCAAGGAAATTTAAGCGGGAAGCACTAGGGCCGAATTTTTATCTGCCTCAGTAATCAAGGAAGGATTCGCGACCCTGTCAAGAATATTTTGAGCCTCCATTGTCATGCGTGGAAGGTGCATGACATTGTTAGCGGTTAGACCTTTGTAAGACTCTGTGATAGCATTAAAGATATTCCAAAGTGTTCCACGGTATTCGTGGAAGGCTCCTTTAGTGCCATCCACATCGACACCGCCATTCTGAACAAGGTCGAAGAACTCACCAATCTTGGTCGGCTTGACGAGACCAGCCTTGAGGAGCTTATTGATTACCTCGACCTCATTAGCCTCAGTATTTTTGTAAGCATCAATGCGCTTTCCTTCATTGTCCCAAGTCTGCTGGATGGACTGGATCGCGTTGTTCATGATAAGCGGGAGATCTGCAAAGATGTTACGGGTGTGCTTACGCGACAAGGTGATATCAGAAGAGAAGCAAAGGTTTTCACACACAAGCATCGAAGAACCAACCGCGACAGAACTAGAGAACTTCTGATTGTGAGAGTTCCGAAGACCAAAGACAAGCTCGCGGTCGGTATTGTCGAAGTCTGATTTGCGAATGGCGAAACCAGAAAAGCAATTCATGCCTTTCTCGGAAAGCCCGTGCTCCTCTTGTGCAACATCGAAGCCATTGGCCCCCAACTCACGCTTGGCGATATCAACCAACTCGTGATGGTCGATAGGGAAGTGACGCGAACCCATAGGCGCAGGCTTTTTGATTTCCTTGAGCTGATCGTAGCTGACTTTATTGGAGGAGTAGATTAGGTTTTTCATAGTAGTAGTTTCTAATTGGTTGACTGTCAGAGAACTGCCTCTGAACTGGTGAGAGTATAAACCATTTTTTTATCAAGCACAATACCTTTTTGCGTTAAAAGTGATTTTTTTTTGGGCCAACAATGCCAAATATTTTTACAAATAATCTTGACAAACATCGCCAGATATTTAAGCAAATAATTGGTTAAGGTCACTAAGGTTAAATGCAAATAAGCCAAATATATAGGCCCAGATCTATAAGAGATAACCTACTGATACTCAGTGAGTTAAAGTTCACGAAAAACGTCCTAAGTCACTACTACTCAACGAGTTAGAGCCGGGCGCGGGGGCTTCCGCGCTAACTCACTGATATTCAACGAGTTACAGCGTTTTTTTCTAAAATGATTTTTGCGAGGAGGTCAACTAAAAAAGAATTTATTTTTTGCTTGCAAGCACAAAAAAAACCTGCCCCCCGCAGGGGATAGGCCGATCATATTATTTAGAGGCTTTTAGGATTTGAGTTTTCTTTTCAGAAATTAACTTTTCTCCCTCAAGGGTGGAAAGGCCGTAGGATTTGAGCTTTCTTAAACCTTCTTTCATTCCTCTCAATTCTGCTTTATACATTCTTACTGTCCAGTTATCGTTTTCGCTCATGGGTATGTATTTAATTTAATTTAATTTTGAATGCGTGAGAAGTGGAGAGTTCTGAAAATTTGCTTCTTGCCGGTTTTGCTGTCATGGCTCACATCAACCACTTTGCAAACTGCGAATTCCTTAGTAGAACGCTCAACTCCGCGAAGTTGATACATACGGAGATTTTCATTGTTGGAAGTAGTATAAGTGAACTGCTTCTTGATTAGGCGAGTGATATTGTCTTGGTTTGTCATGTGGATATTTTACTTTAAAAACGCAGAAATTAAAAGGTTTTTCTGTATGTATTTTAATCTTTTTTTAAGGGAGAAATCTTCCGTCTTGCTCTGGGGCATCTGGGAGAACCGCTTGGAATTCTTTTTGGGATGCTTCGCAATCTTTTATGAACTGGCCCGAAACCTCGACAGTCTCATCCACCATTTTGTTCCATGCTTGTTCTGCTTTTGCCATTGCTGCGAGGGCTTCTTGTGATGTGGTCATAATGTCAGTGTTTTTATTGTTTTTTTATCCTTCAAAGTAAAGACCCAATCCCTTTTCAGTGGGGATGTAGTGATTTTGATTTACCCAAGCAAAGCAAGTGATCAAGCCCAATTTGGTCAAGAGATCTCTGGAGTCGCTAGACTGGCACTGCAATGCCCATTCATTCGGATAAAGCGCATCTTCCGTTCCCTCCACGCTGGCAGCAGGGCGACAGATTTTGATCAAGAGTTTAGCAGCGGAGAAGGGGAGTCTGGTTTGGTTCAGGTCGGACATGGGCATAGTATAAAGGAAAATCTCAGAGATTAAAAGTTTTTTCTGCATGTATTTAATCTTTTTTTTTATTTAAAAAGGCTTGACATAGGCGAGCTATAGAGTAGGGGGAAAAGCCTCGTAAGTCGTTGATACCCAACGAGTTAGCGCCCAAGGGGGGGCGCTCCGCTCTAAGTCGTTGTCGCTCAGTGAGTTAGAGCGTTTTTATTTAAATGTTTTTTATTTACTTTTTTAACCCTGAAAGGCTTGACACTCTCGCCATTCTGATTTAAGGTGAGGTGACACCCTCGTTCCAAGAGGCCAGCCGCAGAAGAAAACCCGCCAGCCTCCGAAGAGACTGACGGGATACACACTTAACACAGAAACTAGTAAACTGATTTCGCCAGTGCAATGGCCGTGGCCAAGCGGCCTTTTACTTTGGTGATCCCTGCAACGTGCAGGGTGCGGAACTTAGCCTCGCCTCCATCGTCTAGGTCTTGGACTTTGCCTTGGATGTAGCGACGGCCCGTACTTTTAGCATAGCCAGAGCGCTCAATTTCTTTGATTACTAACTGACGGATTCCGTCAGCCTTAACAGTAGACTCGCCTTTATTAAGGTAGGTCACGACACGATTGGTCAACTTGTTCTTGAGGTCTTCGTCACTGAGGCGATAGAGGGGATTCCCGCCAGTGCCGACCCAGTGATCGCAGCGGGAGGAGGTGGAGGAGGTGGAGGAGGTGGTAGTGTTGTTTTTCATAACGAGAGTATTTTAACTTATTTTTGGACTGCTTACAAGGATTGTTTTGCAGTTTTCTTATTTTATTTCGTAGAACTTCTTCAAGGTGAGATCTCCTATCACTAGGAGAACCGCGCCGACAATGCTCGGCAGGAACATGACAGCGAGAAAGTCAAGGCCATCCCATCCGTGCAGCACGGACGCTAAGAGTTCAGGGCCAGAGCCTAGCAAAATGACAGAGACTATGGCTACGAGATTGAAGCTTACGCATATCATCATGGAGAAGAGGAAGCGATCTACTAGGCGGTTGATTATTTTTTTCATGTGGGTAGTTGTGGTTTAATGTTTGGTGGAGTTAAGTAAGGTGATTAGAACCAATGCTGATCTCTGTCTTCCTTGTGCTTTGCGAGAACTTTCTCAAGTCTTTCTTTGATCTCAGGGTTGTCGAATGTCAGGAGACCAGTGATATAACAAAGTTCGTAACGCATGTCGCTTGCGGCAGTGCTCTCTTTAATGAACATGTCAAAGTAGTTTTTTTCTGTGTCGGTCGTCTCAGTCATGGAAGTAGTATAGTTGAAAAGCGGGGGGATTGTCAACCCCCCTTTTAAATGTTTTTTTTAGGAAGTGAAGACTTTCCAGAAGGTTTTATTTGCATGGCAGCATTTTACTTCGAAGGTCTCGCCTTGGTAGCAAGTGACCGATCCTAATTTTTCAGCACACATTTGCTTGAACTCTTCAGGGTTTTCGCCCCATCCGTTCATTGTGCCTAGGTTTTTGTACGTGTCTTGGATTTGTTTCAGTGTCATTCTCATGTGGGTAGTTTACTTTATTTTCTTGAGTGTTGCAAGCTTTCTTTGCTAGTAAATTGCTTCCTCTAATTTCTGGCAGAAAAGGTCTGTGTCTTCCATGATGAAGTCGAGCTCTTCTTCCGATGCCTTGCGCCATGCACCATCGAACTTGCGGATGCTAGCTGAAGTGATAAAAGCATCGCAGAAGTCAGGGGCATCGCTGGCATCGATGCCGTCGATCACGATATTTTCGACCTCGTAGACCTCGTTGATGATGTTGACCCTGTCGGCTTTGGCGCTGTAGTTATTTTTTTCCATGGGCAAAGTATAACCTAAGCAGCTCAGATTTAAAAGCTTTTTCTTGTACTATTTCAGCTTTTTTTTATAGGGGGGGGTTTTCTGAAAGTTTTTGCTTTTTCACTTGACTCGCACACAGCAGGGGGGTGGTGAACACTATAAGTAAACTTTTTTTATAACTAATGGAGGATACGTCATATAATAAAATACAGCTACAAGGATAAACCCGTGTAATAGATAAAAACAAATGGCAAGAGATAATAGCTTATTGTTGGGTCATATAGAATTGACAGAGAAACAAAGAGAATTCTATGACATCATGACAGATGACAAAACACGAATAGTGTTTATTGGGGGTCCAGCAGGAACCGCTAAGACATTCCTTTCTGTTTACTCCGCATTAGATTTATACAATAGCGACAAAAGCTTAAAAATATTGTATTTGCGTAGTGTGGTGGAGAGTGCGGATAGGGGGATGGGTTTTCTGAAAGGAGACATTGATGATAAGTTTGGGCCATATATGGCTCCGCTTTTAGATAAGATCGATGAGTTGCTGAATAAGCCAGAGAAAGACCAATTAAAAAATAAAAGGGTACTGGAAGCGGAACCGATAAACTTTTTGCGCGGATGTACTTGGAGGGAAAAGGTGGTTATTGTGGATGAAGCTCAGAATATGAGTGTGAGAGAATTGACTACTGTGCTTACAAGGATAGGTCGGGGTAGTAAGTTATTTCTATGTGGGGACAGTTTGCAGAGTGACATTAGGAATAGTGGTTTTGCTAAGTTGGCTGATTTATTTAGAGACGAGCGGAGTTCCGAAAAAGGGGTGCATAGTGTCGAATTTAGCAAAGAAGATGTGATAAGAGATAAAATTATCAGTTATATTGTAGAAAAAATTGAATTATTAGCAAGAAAGCACTAAAATTTCATATGAATAAAGTTTTCTGCTCTTCCTGCGGTCACAAAAACGTGTACGAAGTGACCAAGTCTAAGTTTTGTACGGCGTGTGGTTCTCCGATTGGATCGGCTACTCCTGAACCAGCTCGTAAAGAAGCTGTTGCAGGAATCGAACATGAAGAAGAGGGTTCCACCTCTTTTGACTTACGTAAAATGAAGAATGATATTGTTTCTGAAGCGAACACACAACAAACCACTTTAACTGATCTTTGGAAATCTGCGACTCCTGAAGACGCTAACAAGAGTAAGGTTTCTAGGCCAGCATCAAATTTGCCTGATGGCGATGCTATAATTAAACAAAATCAAACTGACTGTGCGTCATCTAGAGTCCAAGACATTGATGGTTAAGACTTACGAAGACCTCATCCCAGAAATCGAAGAACTTTTAAGTAGGTATAGGACCAAGTGGCAGCTTAACTCCATAGCTTGGTTGGATTATGATGATGTATCTCAAATAATCCGTACTCATCTTTTTAAAAAGTGGCATTTGTGGGACCAGAAGAGAGCATTCAAGCCTTGGGCTTCTATGTTGATTAGTAATCAGATAAAGAATCTGGTAAGGAATCATTATGGGAACTTCGCTAAACCATGCTTGCGTTGTTCTTTTTATTTTGGGGGAGATGAATGTGGTTTTACTAAGAGTAGGGTGCAGGATGAAGAGTGTGGTGATTTTGCTAAATGGAAGAGTAAAAAGCAGAGTGCATTTCACTTAAAAATGCCAGTATCTTTAGATTCATTAATTTCTGTTAAAGACCGAATGAACGAAGATGAATTAGACTACGACAAGAAAACGGCTAAGATGCATAAGTTGGTCATGTCTGAATTGAATGATAAACATAAAGAGATATACAAGTTATTATTTATAGACCACATGGATGAAGTTGAGGTTGCCAAGCAGTTTGGGTTCAAGCGAGATACAAGTAAAAGAAAAACGCCTAGATACAAACAAATAAACAACCTGAAGAAGAAGTTTTATAATATAGCCGCGAAGTTAATAAAAGAGGAAGATTTGTAATGATATATGATTTAACGGAGGAGCAGAAAGAGGAAATCTTAAAACTGTTTAAAAAAAACCCTGACTTAATGTTTATAACCCGCAAGATATTTGGGGATGAGACTATTGATGGGAGGTCTAAACAAGGTCGTGCCGTGAGGAAGTTCTTAGCAGGACAAGACAAGAAAGCGAATACATCTCTTGTCCCCAAAGTAGAGCAGATTCATTTGACAAAAGAGCAAAAAGAGTTCTTGATGACTGACAATATCGAAGTTGGCATGAATGCTTTAGAAATTGCCAGACTTACTTTCAAAGATCGTGACGTTCAACCCTTGAGTATTAAGCACAGAATCATTGTTGATTTCTTAAGAACTTACAGGCCAGAGGTTGTAGACGATAACGAAATTATTACAAAAGAGAAGTGGACTCCACCTAAGTCTATAAACAGAGCGATTGTTAAGATAAATAACTTCTGCGGCACTCGTCTAGAGGAACTGAACCTCCAAACAAAACAAAAGAGATTAGTAGAGCAATTAATTCTTTATTTTAAAAGTCCTCGCTTCAACCATTTTATTAATCAGTATGCGACTATAGCTGACAGAAGCTTATTCGAAAGCGAGTTTGTCCGTGCTGTTTGGGACAAGCCTGACCTCACTAACGACGAATTGAATCTATATGTGACTGTATGTGCTAACTACGTGCGCCAGAAACACATCCAGATGCGTATTGACAAGCTTAATGCACTACTAGACGACCAAGACAACGAAAGGGACATCACAATGCGTCTGACGGAGATTATCAAGGCGACCAGTGAAGAGCTTAACCAGTGCGAGAAGCGTATTGAGTCTTTAACAAAGGACTTGAATGGATCTAGAACTGCAAGGCTGAAGGCCAAGGGAGAAGAGAACGGTTCTATCTTCGCTTTGGTTGAGGCTTTCCAAGACCGTGAAGAGCGTGACCGTATGATCATGATGGCTGAACTTCAAAATAAATTAATTGAAGAAGAGGCTGATAGGTTGGAGAGCATGGACGATTATAAAGCAAGGATCTTGGGAATATCCAAAAAAGAATTATTATGAATGAGTTTGTTTGCAGAGTGTGCGGTAAGTCCTTTGATAATCGCAGGAGTTTCCACGCTCACCTTAAAGCGCATAGTACTTCTATTGGGGAGTATTATGTGGAGCATTATGCTAAAAGAGATCTTTATACAAAAGAATTATTGCAATTCAAAAACTACGACCAATATTTCTCAGAGGATTTCAACAATGTAGATAACTATTTGTCTTGGCTGAAAACGACTTCCCCTATCAAAGCAAAAAAATACTTAATCAAGCATATCCGCGAAAGGTTTGAGAAGAAGGACGTTAGGTTCACTCCACCAGACTTATACTATATGTTGGCTCAAATGCCCAACATCGATTACTATCGAAAAATGTGGACATCTTACTCTGAGTTCTCTGAGGACTTGGGAATAAAATCTTGGTTTATCAAAAATTTGCCCAAAAACTTCTGGGAGCAAGAGATTGAAGATATGCAGATATTTGTCGATACTAGAGAGCAAAAGCCCCTTAACTTCGATAATAGTGTAAGTAATAAATTAGACTTCGGTGATTACACCGCCGCTGGAGAGTATTACTCAAAAACCTTTGTAGACAGAAAAGCTCAAGATGATTTCAGACAAACATTCGGAAAAGATATCGAAAGGTTCAGGCGTGAAATGGATCGTTGTGTCCAGTTTAATTCTTACATGTTCATTGTTGTCGAGTCTTCTATTGAAAAAATCGAAGAAGATAACAAGGTATCGAAGTTCAAATCGAATTTAGGTTACTTGTGGCACAATGTTCGTAGTCTTATGATAGACTACCCAGAAAACATACAGTTTGTTTTTGCTTACTCAAGAGCGGGTGCAAAGAAAATTATCCCGAAGATACTACATTCTGGACAGCGTCTTTGGCACGTTGACGTTCAATATCATTTAGAAAAAAAAGTTTATGGCATGGCAGAAAGGAAAACAGCGGTATCGAAATGAATACTCCGCTACGGAATTTAATAATTACTTAAAAACATTTGAAGGCGACTTGCCTGACGAGGAAGCGAAGTATTTGTTGTATAAATTCTTAAGGGCTAATATTGCATTTACCACTGAGTTATTTTTAGGAGTAAAGTTGTTCCCATTTCAGGCTATGGCCATTAAGGGGATGATGGTATCTGACTACTCTATGTTCGTATTCTCACGGGGTATGTCGAAAACCTTCTCTACAGCTATTTATGTATTACTTGAATGTCTACTGAACCCTAACGCTAATATTGGTGTTATTGCAGGTAGCTTTAGGCAATCAAAACAAATCTTCCAGAAGATGGAAGACATCCTTTGTAAGCCAGAAGCGAAGCTCGTAAAAGAATGCGGAGTTAAAATAACAAAAGGAACTGACCAGTGGACCTTAAGAATTGGTAATAGCCGCGCTATAGCTTTACCGTTGGCTAACGGAGAAAGATTACGTGGATTTCGATTTAATAGGATTGTATTGGATGAGTTCTTAACAATACCAGAAAAGATTTTCAATGAAGTTATTATTCCATTCCTTGGCGTAGTGGAAAATCCAATTGAAAGAGAGGAATTACATAAACTGGAATCCCGCCTTATCGACAAAGGCGAGCTGAAAGAGAGTGAGAGGTATGTATGGCCCAATAATAAATTAATAATACTTTCATCTCCATCCTTCAAATTTGAATACATGTTTAAACTCTACAAGAAGTATGAGGGGCTTATTCTTGGAGAATTTGATCATAATAAAAATCATGATGATGAGGAGGATGAGGAACAATCTGCTGATGATGCTTACAGATTAATAATGCAATTAAGTTATGATTGCGCCCCTGCTAGGTTATACGATCAAAACCTACTCAAACAAGCAAAAGAAACCATGTCTGAAATGCAGTTCAAACGAGAGTTTGGCGCTCAATTTGTGGACGAGAGTGACGGTTACTTCAGGTTATCTAAGATGGCAGCTTGCACTATTGCTGATGGAGAATTTCCTGCTGTTGAGGTGGTTGGAAACCCAAGTGACGACTATATTCTTGCTTTTGACCCCAACTGGGCTGGCAACACAAGTGCTGACCACTTCGCGATGCACGTATTTAAGGTTCTGAGAGACGACCAGAAGGTTTGCCTTGTCCATAGTTACGCTTTGGCTGGAGTGTCCTTAAAAGACCATATGAGGTATTTCTTATATCTCCTAGAGTCTTTCAATATTGTGGGTATATGTGGTGACTACAACGGAGGGGTCCAATTTATTAATTCTTGTAATGAAAGTCAATTGTTTAAAACAGCCAAGGTCGATATTGGCGTTATAGAAGTAGACTTAGAAAAACCTGACCAATGGCATAATGACGTACTTAGTTTCAAGAACCAATATAATCAGAAAGAAAGAAAATACTGCATCTTAAGAAAACCTACAGTTAACTGGATTAGAAGCGGTAATGAGATGTTACAAGCAGCCATAGACCATAAAAGAATACTATTTGCTTCCAGAGCGGTGGATGACCACTTCGACCAGCAGAGAAAAAAGAATTTACCTATTGATGAGATAAAGTGGGACAATAAAATTACAGCCAGTTCTAAAGGCGCTAAAATGATTGACCTTATTGACCAACAGAAAAGTAACATTGAACTTACAAAGTCAGAATGCGCCAACATTGAGGTCACCACAAACCCCCAAGGGTCACAGTCATTTAATCTACCGCAAAACATCCGAAGACAAAAAGGGCCGAATAGAGCGCGTAAAGACTCTTATTCTGCCTTGATTCTAGGGAATTGGTTTGCTAAAGTGTATTTCGATTCTTTACACGTTAAGCCTGAGAAAAAACCTACTTCTACATTTATACCGTTTACTATTTGAAAAGTTCTAAAGTAACTTCTATAACTTTAGTGTAACAATTGTTAGCATGGCAAAGCGTAAGTATATAAAGAGGTCAGAATATTGGAGTCAGTTTAAAGACAGCACTCCTAATCACAATTTAGAAGACATAACCAATCAATCTTTGGCAGAAGAGTTCTCTCCTGAACTGGTCGGAGAATCGTTATATGAGGCTACAGCCTCTCGTCTTGCAGACCCCTCAAGGCGTTCTAGCTCAAGGACTAACAGTATTACTCAGAGCTATACTAAAAATAGATTTAAGAATATTGATGATGGACTACTTCCGTTTGATTACTCGCGTGATTCAGTAAATGTCCGTGATGCTATCCAGTTATGCCAAAAAGCTTACTTTAATGTCCCTGCATTCAGAAGTACAATTGACATGCTCTCTGACTTTGCTGATTCTGATTTGTTTTTAGAGGGTGGATCTGCTAAAGCTAGAAACTTTATAAACGCTTGGTTTAAAAGAATTAAAATTCATGATATCAAGTCACAATACTTCCGTGAATACTATCGCTCAGGCAATGTTTTCATGTATCGTGTTGATGGTAAAATCAAAACCTCTGATACAGGAAGGGTTTTGGAAACCTATGGGGCTACTAAGAGCGTCCCTATTCCAATCAAGTATTTGATTGTAAACCCAACTGATATTGCCACAAAGGGTTCTATTTCATTTAATGATTTTCAGTATTTTAAAGTTCTGACTCCATATGAAATCTCTAGACTCAAAGATCCCAAAACTGAGCATGAGATTGAAATGTACAATTCTTTACCAGAAGATGTTCAGGTAAGAATCCAAAACAACACTGCTACTACCACTGAGCGTCTTTATATTAAATTAAATTCGGAGCTATTGCATGTTGTGTTTGCTAAGAAGCAGGACTATGAGCCGCTTTCTGTTCCATATGCTTTCTCTGTGCTTGATGACATCAATAAGAAACTAGAACTTAAGAAAATTGACCAAGCCATCTCTCGTTCCATTGAGAATGTTGTTTTATTGGTTACTATGGGCGCAGAGCCAGATAAGGGTGGAGTTAATCATAAAGCATTAGCTGCGATGCAAAATATTTTCAAGAATCAAAGTGTCGGGCGTGTTCTTGTATCTGATTATACCACAAAAGCTGACTTTATTATTCCTGATCTCCGTAAAGTAATTGGCCCTGAAAAATATGAGATTTTGAACCGTGACATTCAAGAGGGGCTTCAGAATGTTCTCCTTGGAGATAACAAATATGCAGATGGACAGCTTAAGATGAAGATATTCATCCAGCGTCTTGAAGAATCTCGTAGCCAATTTGTTAAAGACTTCCTACAGCCAGAGATCCGCCGTATTTGTAAAGCTGCGGGTATGCGTTCTTGGCCAGAAGTTAAATTTGTTAAAACAGATACTCTTGATAACTCTGATATGACTAGGCTTGCTACTCGCATGATGGAGCTTGGAGTTCTTACCCCAGAACAAGGTATGAGCGTTGTCCATAATGGGATATTCCCCAAAGCAGAAGAATTAGTGCCAGCTCAAGACAAGTTTAAAGAGCAGAGGGAAGATGGTTATTATATGCCTCTAGTAAATAGTATTAACCTTTACCAAAACGAAGAAGACTCCGTTCCAGAGGCCAAGCCAGAAGCTGCTCCTATTGCGCCTTCTGGCGGTCGTCCTGTTGGAGTGTCTAATTCGAACTTCTCCAAAAAACATATCGTTGAAGCTACCCAAATAGTTAGCGAATTCGAACTTAGAGCTTATCGCGACTTCGCTCTTAAGTTTGGCTTAGAAGAACTTGATGAAGAAAGGAGAGATTTAGTTTCTCGCGCTTGTGAGTCGATTATTGTTTCTAAACCACTGGTGGAATGGGATGAGACCTTGTCTAGTATTGTAGATAATTTAGACAATCTTTCTAAACTAGATGTTGCTCCAGAAGTATTAGATATGGGTTCTAAACATCAGCTTGATGACATGTCTGCTGCAATTTTATATCACTCAACCAAAATTTAAGTGTATAACATTTTATGGATTTAAAAGATTTTGAGGTAAGTAGCTTTGATTGTAACATCAAGGCTCTCAAAGAAGCTGACTACGAGAAATTCGGAGTATCGGAAGGGTCTATTGCAGAAGCAGCTAAATCTTTACTGCCTGACGACTTTGACCCATCCGCGAATGTAGATGTATTACCTGTAGTATTTAACTTAGCCCTCGTCAACGAATTTAACAAAAACGGTGACGGCATAGATTCTAAAACAGCAGTAGAAGCCGTAAAAAGATTTATTAATAAGCCAATTAACATCGAACACAAGAAGCATAAGATCGTAGGCCACATGATCAATGCTTCTTTCTCTATGGAGGAATATGATTTTAAAGATAACGCCATCGAATCATATGCCGACGAAAAAGAGCCATTTTATATCAACGCTGCTGGTTTAATTTATAAAAATATTTTTCCAGAGTTAGCAGAAGCTATTGAAACAGCCGAAAAAGAAGAGAATGAAGAATATCAGAGTATTGCTACTAGTTGGGAACTTGCATTTAAGAGCTATAAAGTCGTCTATGGATCTAATAGATTGGACGAGTGCGAAGTTGCCGAAGGTTCAAAGAAAGAAGAGCTGAAGCAGTATGTAAAAGGTTTCGGCGGCAAAGGCGTAGATGAAGATGGCATACCAGTTCATCGGTTAATACATGGTGAAACTTATCCCTTGGGAGCTGCATTAACATATAAACCTGCTGCTAGAGTTAAAGGAATTTATACATCAGAGCTAGAAAAAAATGAAAAGCCTGTTGATAATTCTTTAGCAAAACAAGATAATATTAATATTAAAAATTCCCTAAACAAAAAAAACGCTGTAACAGAAAACAAATTCGACATTTTAAACATGGATAAAGAACAATTCGAAACACTAATGACACAAGTTGCGGAAAGCGTAGCTTCTGTGGTCAAGAAGGACGATCAAGCCAACTCTCTTGGTGAGATTATGCGTAATGCTCTTACTGAGCATTCTGAAAACTGGAAATCTAAAGTTCAACTTGAAGCCGAAGCTCGTGAGAAAGCAGAAGTAGATCTGACTGAAATGAAAGCCTCTTTTGATGCTGTTCAGACAGAACTCTCCGCTCTTAAATCTGAGATGGAAGCTCAAGCTGCTGTTGAGTTATTTAACTCTCGCATGAACTTTATCGACTCCACATACGAACTTACTGAAGCAGAGCTTAAGTTGGTCGTAGATGAGTTGAAGGTTGTTGAAGCTTCTAACGAGGCTTTCGATACCTTTAAAGAAAAACTTTCTATTCTTTTAGCAAGCAAGACTAAAGAGTCTATTGCAGCTCAGGAAGAGGTAATCAAAGCTAAAATCGAAGAGGCTATCGCTTCCAAGATGGCAGAAGATACCCCTGAGAATAAGGAAGAAGTTAAGGCTAGTGAAGATGAGTTGGAAGTTGAAGAGGTTAAGGCCGCTTCTATCCCCAACAATAATGCTGAAGCCTCAGAAAAAATTTCTTTGGTTGAAAAACTTAAGGAGAACTTCTCTGTTGAAGTTACAAAATAAAAATCTAATTATAATATAAAATTATGGCTAATGAAATTACCAAATTGCTACCATTTCGCCAATATGACGATAACGATGTTATCAACATGTTCGCTTATGAAGGCACTAATGTAGGGGCGGGTACTGTTGTTAAAGTATCTGCTGCTAATCTCGACAACGATCTTATCGATCTTGTTGACGGTGGAAGCGCATTCCTGACTTCTCAGGGCAATGCTTACTCTCCACTTGCTGTGAACCCACTTCGTGTGGCTTCTGCCGCTTCTGGCAATTCAGCTATTGGAATTCTCCTTCGCGACGTTCGCGAAACAGATGAAAATGGCGAGAAGCTTCGCTTCTACCCCCAGAAGAAAGAAGAGCTTCAGTGCGTTCTTTCTGGAGAGACTGTCCCTGTTGCAACGAAAGGAACGTTTACTCTTTTAGAGGGAGCTTTCTCTGGTTCGCTTCTCCCCGCCCCAGCTGCTGAACTCGGACTTCGTGCTAACGGTCTGCTTGCTACTGCTGTTGCCGCTGACACTGTTGTCGGTAAGGTTCTCGCAACTGGATCTCGTGCTGCTGGTGATACCCATGCAGGAGGATACGCAATTGTCAGCATCAACTTCTAATTCAAATCACAGATTATGAAAATTACTATTAAAAGAACTGAAGATCAGTTGGCCCTAGTTCGCGCTATGGGTTCAAATAATCGTGAAGAAGCTTACGAGGCTCAGGCCGCTGTTGCAGAACTTCTTGGGCCTGTGGTCACTGAAGTTATCAACAACGCTGTTACCGTTGGAAATCTTTTCACCACCTTGACTTATCAAGCTGATGATAATCCTTCCCTCCCTCTTGATCTCTTCCACGACATCACTGATGAAGATTATGTACAAGTTTACTCTCAGCAAGTTGCTGGAGGACTTCCTTACAACCAAGTGTTCCCAGCTCATAACGAGCTGAAATTTAGCACTTACACTCTTGATAGCGCACTCGCTTTCGACCGTAAGTATGCTAAGAAGGCTCGTGTTGACGTTGTTTCTAAGACCTTCACTCGCATGGCTCAGGAAATTATGCTTAAGCAGGAGCGCACTGCATTCAACGTGCTTGCTACCGCTCTTGTTGGTGGGAACAGCTTGACTGCTACTGCTGGTGACCATATCACTGCTGCTGCTGGCACTAGCCTTGTTCTTGATGACTTGAACAAGCTTATCACACTCTCTAAGCGTGTGAATAGCTCGTTTGTCGGTGGAACTCCTGTTGGCGGCTCCAAGTCTGGCGTTACGGATCTTCTCGTTTCTCCCGAAGTTATTGAAGATATCCGGGCTATGGCATACAACCCTATTAACACTCGTCAAGCAACTTCTGGAACTACCAGTATGGCTGCTCCTGAAGAACTTCGTTCTCAGCTTTACAGTGCTGCTGGACTTCCAAGCTTCTATGGTATCAATATCATCGAAGTTCTTGAAATGGGCAAAGGACAGCGTTTCAATAAGATCTTTGATGCTGTTAAGGGTGGCGTGAGCTTTACTCAAGCTTCTGAGCAGATCCTTATCGGTGTTGATCGTTCTCGTGACGCTCTGCTCCGTCCTGTCGTTCTTGACGAAGGTTCTACTGGTGAACTCAGCGTTCTCGTTGATGACCAGTTCTCCGTCCGTCAGAACAAGATTGGTTACTACGGTAAAGTCGAAGAGGGTCGCGTTTGTATCGACGACCGCGCTCTTTGTGGAATCATCCTCTAATTGAGGTTTCCTAAATTTAAGGGTCGCCCTACGGGGCGGCTCTTTTTTTTTGATTTTTTTAGTATAATCTATTATGATAAGATATGGCAAACAAAAAGGAATTTTTAGAAGAGTTCAACGTTATTGACGGCAAAGAACGTTCTGAGCGAGAAGATAAGATCCAAAAAGTAAAAGAATTAGAAGATCTTTTGGGGATCAAGGATGTTAACTCATATGGAACAAATAACAAAGATGTTTTTGCTAGTAATCTTGGTAGCATGTCTATCGGAGAAATGACGACTCTTGCTCAAAGGGTCGGTCTACCAGCTTCCTCTATTGATACTCCATCAGTATTAAAAAAGAATTTACTTAAGTCTTTCGATATTTATGTCCAACAAAATAATGTGACAGTGGCTGGAATAGCGGAACCTGCTGTTGATCCAAAGTCTGAGAATTACGATGAAGTAAAGAAGCTGTTTGAGCTGTAGAGTTCCCTAAATGGCTGTTTTACTGTAAGATTATTTAATGAATGATCTTGGCTCACTAGCAACAAAAATAGTCAATTACGAATTTTCAGAAGACAGGCAGAGGTTTCCTGTGTCCTATGTTTCTGGTTGGCTTGAGGTTAATATTGGTGAGCTCAATGGACTGACTAATGAGGAATTTTATGTTAATAATACTGGAGCGATAGAGGTTACTACTGGTTCTAGCTTATTGCCCATTGAAGAAAATATTTTCTCGACCCTTTATGAAATTCACTATTACGAGAAGGCTTCTAGAGACTCTCTTCGCGGCTTTACTTACGGAGGAGATACAGATTGGATAACTCTAAAAGAGGGTGACACCACCATTCAAAGACAAAACAAAAACTCTGTTGCTAAAACATACAGAGACTTGAAGGTTGATGCCACTGATCGTTTAAATGACTTGGTTGGTCGCTATAACCAATACAAGTCTTCTCCCTTGCAGGTGTTTGGTCGAGATGGGGTTGATCCTGTTGACAGCATTGACTCCTATCAATCTACAAGTTCTTACAGATCATTATAATGGCTTCATTGCTTACATCTTCTCAAAAGTCAGCGATCCAAAGTGCGTTAGGCGAAGTTCATGATACTTTCGCTAGAGACATTTATGTTTACATCGAAAAGAAGGTTTCCACAAGACCCTCTAATTTGAACTATAATCCATTGTATGGCCGTACTAAGGACGACTCTAGGTTGAGTTCACAAACTACGCTAGTCAAGCACACAGTGAAAGCTAGAGTCAATTACACGCCAAATCAGGGAGAGTCTGTCGTGGATGGTGGAGCACAATTTAATTTGACCGCTTCTCATGGCAAGGTGAGGATCAAAGTTGATTCAGATGGCCACGACAAGGTGAAAGATTCTAGTAGGATTGAAATTGATGATATTTTATTTACCGTAGATACTGATGCCAAAAATGTGGGGCCATTCTCGACTCAATACTACACTGTGTTCCTTAAACGAGAAAACTAATGTCTAAAGCATTTATATCAGCAACCAAGTTTAAAGTAACTATAAATAAGGCCGCACTTCTCAACGAAGTGACTGCTGGCAGAAATGGTAAGATCACTGGGCGAGAAGTAAGAAGTTATGTTCTTCCTATTATTGAAAAAGCACAGGAAGTGTTGGTTAGGGATTTTTACAATCACCCTGTTACAAAAGAAGTCCAAGCTGGCGCAAATGCTTCAAATAGCTCTGGCACTCTGGGTGGTTACGGGAACCTTTTTGCATTCATTGGTTTCGATAGTGGTGATAACCCCACCCAAGGTATAGAAGAAATTTTAAAACAAAAGCTCTCTGTTACAGTCAGGGCTATATCTAATGGTAGATTTCGAATATCTATTTTAAATGCTGCATCAAAAGATGATATTTTTAGCGTATCTCAAATACCTTGGGCTAGCGGTTCTAGTTGGACAGAAGGAATAGAGAAGGGACTCTCTAATCTTGGTTCGTTTTTATACAGCAATAAGGGTATATCTAGATCTAAATCTGGAACAGGTATACAAGTGTTAAATGATTTAAGATCTACTAATTTTAAAACTCAACCTTACATCTCTAACATTATAAATAGATTCTACAAAAACGTTACAAATTTTTAAAACATGAAAGCTCAATTTGATCAAAATTTATTATCCAGCTTTTACTTATGGTTAGAGAACCGTTTGTTAAAATCTGACACAAAGGCTTATATTACCGGATTAGAAAATAATTTTCGTTATGTTGATTTCGATGATATTCCTTCAGATATGGTTGGGTATCAAGGTGAGTATAGGCAGCTAGTAGCAGAGTCTAGTATAGACACAGTTAATTCAGGTTTTTTTGTTGGAAATGATTTTATTACGGGAGATTCAAGTGCGAATGGAAATGTGTATACAGATTACAATAATGGTCGTATCTTATTCCCTACGGCTTCTGGGACTGGGTTAAATATATCTGGAACCTATTCTGTAAAAGAAGTGAATACTTACATCTCTCACGATGATGATGTAGAATTTTTAGTTCATTCTGATTTCTTAGAAAATGGGCAAGATTCCCCCTACTTCTATAATGAAACAGGAGTTCTTGATCAAGGGTCTTATTTCCTTCCAGCCTGTTTTGTTTCCTTAGCTTCTTCTCAGAATGAAGAATTCTCATTTGGTGGGGAGGAAGACACTCAAAGTAGGGTTCGTGTAATGGTACTAACTAAAGATTCTTATGTTTTAGATTCTGTTATTTCTAGACTTAGAGACACAGTAAGAGAGAAGGTCACTCATATTCCTTATGAGAATTTCCCATACGCTTATTCTTACTCTGTAAAAGATTTCCCCTATACCTATACTGGCGTTGTAGGAGACCAAGGTAGTAACCCCTTATGTTCTTACATTAATAATGTCACAGCTTCAAAAGTTGTTTCTGAAGCTTTGAGAGAAAAAATAAACAAAGACTTCTCTATAGCGTTCTTAGATTTCGATTTATCAACATATCGTTTCCCAAGGACTTAAACGAGTGTATTTAAAATAAACCCTTTTATATAAATATGGCCACAAGAACAAGAGTAATTTCACAAAACAAAGCTGTCTATGTCACTCCCACTGGCTGGGCTTCACACACCGCACTGACCCCTGTAACGGGCAGAAGTCAGATAAATGCAAAGCACCTTCATCGTGTAGATACATTTTCTTTTGAAATGGATCTTGCTGGAGCGCGTCAAGATGTAAGAGAATTTGGCCAGTTGGCACGAATCGGAACTGTTAACCTTACCGAAATTAATCCGACTTTGAGTTTCGGATACTTTTTGGGAGACGGAGAAAATGAATTAGCGCTTGGTTTCCAAAAATCGATTAATGCTATCGGCAGTTCTGAAGCGGTTGAAGGTCAAATGTGTTCTGGCCAATTAAAAGAAGACTCAATCTTGAAAGAACGCAATGTTTTCCTTTTAACGGTTGAAGAAGGGGAAGATGCTTTCGCATCGACCACTCCGGCTTTAATGGCTGCTAATGAAAATAAGCATGATGTTGTTGGATTCGGAAACTGCTTTATTTCTAGCTACAGTGCAAACTTTAGCGTTGGAGAAATTCCAAGGGCTGATATTGAGATGCAAGCTTCTAATGTTGTTTTTTACACTGGCGTTAATTCTGGACTCATTAATCCATCACTTAACCTAGAGGGACAGAGAACCGACTCTGGTATTACCAATCTTCCCTCTCCAAGTTCTGATGTTGATAATCTTCCATTGGTTCTTCGTCCTCAAGATGTTACTGTCACTTTTGGTGATGCAGGTGATGGTGTTTCCCCAATTGGTGGACCTTCATTTAGTCAGCTACCAATTCAAAGTGCCTCTATCGAACTACCATTGGCTCGTGAAGTTATTGAGGCTCTTGGTAACGAGCTTGCTTACGCTAAACTCCTTGAATTCCCAATTGACGTAACCATGAGCATTAGTTCACTTACTAGGGACTTTGCTTCAGGCGCACTTGAGTATGCTTTGACTGGAACTGCTGAGAATAATAAGACTGACATCACGTTGGATGTTAAAGAAGAGGGAGCTGATAAGCTAAAATACGTTCTCAAAGGAGCTGTTCTTGATAATCAGTCATTCTCGCAAGGGCTTGATGACAACGAGACTGTTGATCTTACCTTCTCTGCTCAGATTGGTGGTGCTGCTACCACTGACCAAGGTTTGTTCTTCTTCCCACAAGCTACTGTCCCTCCATTTGCAGTTGTAAGTGGAGCTGCACACAAAGAGACGGCCCAGCCGATCTCTTTCATTTCGTAGAGGAGCAATAAAAAACTATAAAACTCACAAAGCAGCCTCACCGAAAGGTGGGGCTGTTTTTTTGTGTAATATATAGAGAATGAAGGTTTATCAGCAAGTAACAGGTAAAGAAGAGTCAATTGTTAATTTAGATATATTAGTCGAGAATACTTACTCTGGATTCTATGTAGCTGCTGGCACTGGAGATGTTGTTACTGGAGAAGGAGGTAGCACAGGATTACTTAACAGTGGCTTTGTGTTTTCTGGATATGAGGGGTATGTGTTTGATCAGTCTGGCAGGTTTGTTGGAGGATATGCACCAAATGTCCCAGTCAATATTTCCGTTCATATGAAAAGCGACGACACTTACTCTTATTTTATCGATGATGTGTTGATCGCCAATAATGTTTCGGGTTCGACTGGATTTGATTATATTGAGTTTGAAAAACATGGGGATGCTTCTCTTAATATTGAGTATATTTTTTAGTATTTGTTGATATATTCTTTTTTTTTACGATAATATGTCGTTGAAAAGCATATGAAAGAGCTGTATTCATTCCAAATTAAAAGAAAAGCAAAGCTTAAAACCATTGTCCAGAAAGAGAATGCGAAAGGGAAGATTGTAGAGTCTACAAAGACTACAACTAAAACCATTTCTCACAAAGTTATTTTTGCTAAGCCCTCTTACGCAGAAATTGAAAATGCAGAATTCTTTTATGGGCAGCAATATAATGATTACATTAATGCTGGGTATCTTACTAGATACTTATTAAATAAGAAAATTGAGGATGCTGGAGGAGGTTCTTCTAAGTCAAGTAATGATTTCATTAATAAAGCTTTTGTTGACAATATGGAGGCAGCTAAAGTTATTGAGTTCTACGAAGGTCAAAAAGATTTAGATGAGGAACAAAAGAAAAAATTAGAGGGAGCTAAAGAGGTATTTGTTGAAACACAAAAAAATGTATCGGATTTCGAAGAGTTCCATAGAATCCAATATAATCAGACAGCAGAAGCAAAATCTGAACAAAAGCTTATTGAGTGGTTTATTTTTAATTTTTCTTACTATGAAGATAAAATACAAGACTCTACTGAGACTTTCCCGCTTTTTGTAGGGGATGATTTCACAGAAAAAAGAGAGCATTACTTGCAACTTTGTGAAGATGAGGAGGATCTAGAAGACCCAACTATCTTGAAGAACAAAGGTATTTTTGACCTTTCTTTCGAGACCTTGGCTAAAGTGGCGAACTTGTGGTATAACAAGATGGGTTCAGGCCAAAAAGAAATTGAAGAGAGTATTAAGGAAGTATTTGGTGATGGATGAGCGAACGAACTTCATTGCTACTCTTAGATATATTAAGGGGTTATAGTAAAATAACCTATAAATATAAAAAATACTATTTTAAACACTTCAAGATATACGATAGTCTAAAACTTGAAGAGTTTGAGTCAGATTGTATACATCAAGCTAAGAAACAGGGCATTAAGGGTGAAAAGCAACTCTTAGAACAAGCTATTAAAAGAGGCAATTGGTCGAAGGAGGAGGAAGCTTCACAGAAAGATTTGAAGTGGATGATTGATAAATCAAGAAAAGCCTCTTTAAAGATAGCAGATAATAATACGAAAAAAAGTTTTGAGGATTCTATTCGGAAACAAGTTGATGAACTTGCCGAACTAGAAATTAAAAAAAATCAATTCATCATTCATAGTGCTGAAAATTTAGCCAGAAGGAAAAGGGTAAATGAAGAAATTAGTCTGAGTCTTTTTTACAATGAAGAGATGACAGAAATTATTAGTGAAGACGACCTAATTTTATTACTTCCCGAAGTTAACTTATTAATAAATGACCTAAGTAATTCTGAAAAGATACTTAAGGTTTCTTACGATCCTTCTTTTTTTGATATCTATTGTTTAAATTATAGACAGCCGAACAAGATAATAGACAAAACCATTTATGACATAACTATATGGCAAAAAAATCTGTTGTCTTACGCTTCTGTTCTTTTAAATAAGCTGCAAAACTATGATATTCCTGACGATGTTAAAGAGGATGCATTGAAATTATATAATTTCCAGCAAAAAGAGGACTCCTCGAAAGAAGATAAAGTCACAGAAGGGGTATCTGATCTGAGGGCTAAAATGGCGCAAAATGGAGGAAAGCTGACAGCAGAAGACTTTTAGTGTATTAAATTGCGATGCCTGCTCCAATTAATATTAATGCTAATTTAAACTTAAATCCAGCTAGTATCAATGCCTCTGCCAAGCAGGTGCAACAAGCTTTAGGTAGAATTACAGGCCAAGCTTCTGAGTTTCAAAAATCTCTAGATGCGTCTACCGCTCGTGTCTTTGCTTTTGGAGCTACTACTACTGTGATTAACGGGATTACCCAATCTTTTAGGGCATTAGTGTCAACCACTATTAATGTAGAAGCGAAGTTAAAAGAGATTAATTCTATCTTAGGTGCAGGAGCTTCAGAGTTCAACAAATATAGAAATTCAATTTTTCAGGTAGCTAAAAGCACAGGGCAATCGTTTAACACTGTAGCAGAAGGTGCTGCTGAACTTGCTAGGCAAGGTCTTGGTGCAGCAGAGAGTGCTAAAAGATTAGAAGCCGCTCTTGTTCTTACTAGGATTTCTGGACTTGGAGCGGAGCAATCAGTGAAGGCTCTAACAGCAGCAATGAATGGTTTCACTTCTGCTGGGTTAACTGCGGAGCAAGTGGTTAACAAAATTGTTGCTGTTGATACTGCATTTGCTGTTTCTGCTCAAGACCTTGCCGATGGTTTTAGTCGAGCTGGATCTACGGCAGAAGATGCGGGAGTTTCTTTCGATGAACTGCTTGGTTTAATTACCGCTGTTGAGCAGAGGACTGCGCGAGGTGGAGCTGTTATTGGTAACGCATTTAAATCAATTTTTACTCGCTTGAGCAGGGGTTCTACAATCGAAGATCTACAATCATTGGGCGTTGCGATAGATGCAAACCAGTCTGGTGTACAAAAATTAAAATCTTTATCTGACGCATTGGAAAAGATATCTGATCCAACTATAGCAAGTCAAATCAAAGAACTCGCTGGTGGTGTGTTCCAAATTAACGTTGTTAGTGCCGCATTAAAAGATATTGGCAACGATGCTTCTATTTTTGGGGAGGCCACCACGACTTCTTTTAAGGCTATAAACGAAGCTACGGAAAAAAATAATGCTCTTAATGATACACTGAAAGCCAACTTAAATTCTCTTGTTGTTAGCGCGACAAGCCTTGGAGAGAAGATAGGCCAGCTTACTTTCGCTCCTTTGTTGGGGAGCCTAGTTGGGATTGGGACAACCTTAGCAGAAGGGCTAGATAAAGCTCTTGATCCAGAAAAAGGCAATAAATTTGTTCAAGGATTATTCAAGATTATTGGAGGATTTATCTCTGGTCCGGGGTTAGCATTATTTACATTAGCTTTTGTTAAGATCTTTAAGACCGTCCTCAGATTCGCTAGAGAAGGATTTAAGACGGTAATGGAAATGGGTTCTGCTGCCGAAAGAGTCAAGAATATTGAAGGTGGTATTGTTGGCTTATTACAGAAAGATGCTGGCTTAAGGAAGAAACTTGTAAGCACTACTGCGACACAAGCTCAAAAAGAACAAGCTGTAATCGCGGCCATTAAAAAAGAGAACAGCTTATTAACTCAACAAGAACAGCTAGTAAGAAGGATTGCGAAGGCAACAGCTGCAAGAGGAGTTAGAGGGTATGGTGGATCAACTGGTTTCACTGGCAAGCGAGGGAAGCGTTTCGCTGCTGGAGGGGAGGGACAAATGGAGCCGAACTTGATGACCGCTATGGCGAAGGAGGCTAGAGATGCTCCTAGTGGAGCGTCTCCTTTTGTAACTAATTTTAGAGGCAACCCTGCTGTTATGAACACTTCCGAAATGCAAGTTCGCATTAATGGAAGAGAACAAATCTTGCGCGAAGATCAAATCCCTAGATTTAACAAAGGTAGCGGGAAGAAGAACAAATTCAAAGGTCCAAAAGCGGGAGCCACAGGGACTAAGGTTGCGAATGATAAAGAATTTGGAGATCGTTTCGTGATGTTGACTCCGAAAATAGACGAAAGAAGTCATTTCGGTCCAATGACGGTGGATGATAAGAAGCACAAGGCGACGCATCAAGTTCATGGAATAAAGTCATCTCAAATTAAAAAAGCGTCTGACAAGGAAGAAAATTCTCTAGAGAAAAGAGTTAAAGACAATTTATTTAAAGAGGCTGCTGATTGGACTTCAAGAATAAAGCCATTAGATAAATCTGCACCAGTATCTGAAATAGCAAAAGGATTTGATAGTACTCGTGGGGCCAAAGGAGCTTTACAAGCTGCTATTGGGTCTGCATTTGAAGTGGGCATAAGCAAATCTTTAAAGTATGAGGCTAGAGAGAGAGATCAGGGTGGTGATTTCGATGTTAGAGGAGGGCCAAATATCAGCCAAATTCAAAAGCTTTTTGGGATACGTCAGACTATTGGTGATTTTAAAAATGCTAGCTCTGATGGAAACAAGAGATCATTCGTAAGAAAAGTAAGAAGAGAGAAACTGGCTGGAGCATTTACTAAAGAAGAGGCCGATCAACAAGCTGCAAAAGCAGCCGACAAAAAAGGAACGAACCTTAGATCCGAAAAGAGGAAAGCATATAGCGCACAAAGAGCGAGTAGAATGCCAAACTTACGTCGTAGAGTCCCAACTAATGCGAAAGGTTCATTGCCAAATTTAAAGTTAAACAAACATGTCCCTAATTACGCAGCTGGTAGTCTAATAAGACCTTTGCTAGGTCTTCTCAAAGGAGGGGGGAGAAGTAGTAAACTTCTTGGAGGAGGGGCGAGGAAAGCTTCTTTTGGGAAGAGAGCGAAACACCTTGTAGGCAGAGGGGTTGAGGGCGCAAAGCAGAGAGTCAAGGGTAGCGGAAGTTTAGGCGCGAGTATCGGCTTGAGCATGTTGTCAACCCAACTGCAAGAGGCGAACAAAGCAATAGAAGGTGAAGCGATAACTACCAAGCAAGCTCTTACGACTGTCGGGACTGAGATGGCTAGTTTCGCTGCGACCGGAGCAGCGATAGGGGGTCCGATTGGTGCAGCTGCTGGAGCTTTAGTTGGTTTAGGAATAGGCTTATTTAAAAATAAATCAGCTTTGGAAGAATACGGGGCAGCGTTGAAAGCTAATGAAGAGAAACAAAAGAAGCTTCAAAAAATAACGATAGCTCAAAGCGAAGGCTTTCAAGGGCGGAGTAAAGATACTGTCATGAGCCAATTAAGCAAGGTTGGTGGGGCAGGTTTCGAGAATCTTGATCTTAGAGCACCACTCCAAAATTTAGAGAACCAACTAAAAGCATTAACAATGGAAGCTCCTACAGAAGAAAGGGGGCAGGATCAGATTGATAAGGAGCATGCAGCCACTTTAGTACAATATACAAAAAAAACAAAAGAAGCAGGGGCAATAGCAGCAAAAACTGGGGAAATAATAAGAAAAGTAAATAAAGTAAGAGAACTTGAAGCAAAAATATTAAAATTTAAAAGCCAAAACGAAGGAAAAGCATTAAAATCAGCAGTAGCAAAACAGAGATCGAAACTTGATGATGCGTCAGACTTAATGAAAGGAGTCCAAGGGCCATTTGCAGGGATTATAAACAGAGACCTTGATGTTGGAAAAAAACAAACAGATGCGGCTGATGCGAGGGGTGATCTTGAAGATTTAAAAACTCAGTTAAGAGTAACGCAAAATCCAACCGAAAGGCTCGCGCTTAATGCAGAAATAAATAAGGCATCAGAAAACTTTAGCAAAAAAGTAAAAGATGCCGCTATTTTCATGGTGCAGAAGCAAACAGAAATAGCGAATAGACAAGCAGAAGTTGCTAAAGAGTCTGCTAAATTACAAACTGAAGCTATTCAGACTGCTATATCAGGCATCTCCAAAGGAGTCCGAGGCGAAAAGATTAATCTCAACAATATATCAGATTTCAGGAAAGATTTCAAGGGCGCAAAGACAGACGAAGACAAGGCCAAGCTTATTGCTGAATTTGAAGGAACGACACTTTCTGGTTTGTCTGAAGCAATGAAAGAGGCTTTAAGGAAAGCGGCTGGATTAGCGTCTGGAGACAGTAGAGAGCTAATAGGCGAAAGTGGTCTAACGAGCCTTAATGAAAGTGCTCGTATCGAAGGAGGGGACAAGCTAGATAAAAAATCAAGAGATGATATCTATAATTCGATGCCATCAAAAGCTAATGACAAAAGAAGGAACGATTTGGACCAAATTGCAGCAGCATTAAAAACACAAGCTGATGGATTAGCGACAAAAATGAAGGACTTCGGGAAAGCATTTCAGGCTGAAGCCGTAACAGCTGAGATGGCGAAAGTGGGAGCGGCATTGAACAAAGCAGCTGAAAATGCAGAAGCATTAGCTGGGGCGACAGGTGTAGTTACCAGCATAGCAACAAAGGTCAATGGACTAATAACTAGGGTCGATGTAAACCTTGATGTCCAAGCGAAAAGACTGGATGTACTTGAAGGACAAAGAGATACAACGAACGCACAAGTGAACGACATGGCTGAAGCTCTAGCACCCAAATGATTAGCTGATAATTTTTTTTAAATGAGCCTTTTAGTAAATAATGTAGTCGATTCTAACTCGCAAATCTCGTACTCTTATTTAGAGAGTGAAGATGTCTTTGGGTATTTAGTTACTTTAAACTATACTTTAAAAATAGAAGATGTGCTTTTCGATAATAACGATGGAGTTCTTCTTTCTGGTAGAGCAGCAATTAGGGCAGCTTACAAAAGACAAAATATAACAGCAAGGATCGCTGGTGACGAAATCCTTAATGGATTAATTACTAACGTTTCCTTTGGAGAAGGATCTCTCAATGGTGAAGATACAGTTAGTATTGGGATTCAAGAAAGGAGGAGATTAGATGATTACAGTTCAAAGACTTTTGCGAAATACATCCCTAACCCTCATTTATTAGAAAGCTTCGCAGAAAGCTATACATTCAGTAGGTCTGGTTCAGATTACTCATATTCAAGGAATATATCTATTAAGTATTCTCAAGATGCAGGAAATCAATTTTTGACAAACGCCAAGATATTTCTCACTAACTATTACTACTCTAATAGGCCCAACTTAGGATACTATGAAGATGGTATATCTGAAAACGCTAGGTTTAATGATAATTATAATGGAACTCTCAATCAGGCAATAGATTTAGTAAACTTATCTGTTAATCTTCAAGAAAATTTTGACTCTTCTTTTATTGTTGATTCTGAAAATGTATCTAAGAAAATTACTAATTCAATCTCTATTGATCAAAGAGGTTATTTGGAGAAAGTAATTAATGTTGAATTTACTTCTATAAAGTATGATTCATCTAATGTTTTAGGTTCTGCTATCGCGTCAACAATAGATAGCATAATTTCTGACGAACAGACTAAATTTGGGAAGCCATTTTCAATAGAAAAAGGGATAGCCAAAGATTCAAGAAGGGCTAATCTATCTATTAGCTTCTCTACTAACCCAGCGCTATCACAAGATAATAGCGTTATTTATAACTGCGCCAAAAATAAAGCTGGAGCATTTTTTGAATACGATTTGAGTGTTACATACAAAGCTAAAGATAAGAACTCTCAAACAAGATATGACAGCGTTTTAGCTTTATGGACCTCCAACAAAGATAAAAATGAAAGCAAGGTTGTAGGTTTGTTTTCAGAAGCCACAGACATATACGAGAAATCAAGATCGTCTACAATTGATAAACCCAAAGGGTTAGTGACAGAAAATATAAAATATACTACTGATGACTCGTATGACTCTGGTCCTTTACCAAAAGGCATATTAAAATTCAATATTTCGGTTCAGAAGCAAGATAAGGTTAAAAGAAGTTCTGTTGTTCTTGATTTAACAAATCTAAAGCAAAAGCTCGTGACTTCCGATTTAAATAAGCTGGGTTCAGCTACTGTCACAGCTACCGTTACTTCAGACCCAGCATACGGGAACTTTCATGGGAAGGACTTCTTAAATGGGAAAACCTCAGAAATGAATGCATTTTTAGAAGAGACAACCTTTTATGCTGCGAGTGATATTGTATCATCTAATTTGTCAGATGGGACTACAACTCGTGTAATACAATATATAATCGCTTAAAATGGCAACTTCGATCACATACGGGAGCTACTCTTTCCCAGAACCAATACCTCTTTTCTCCGAAGAAGATCAGGTTGTGAAACTTGCTGGCCTTTCGGATCATAGCACAATTAGGGTGAATTTGATTGGTTTTCTCACTGGGAGTGATTTAAGTGGATTATATTTGCAAAAAATGCAAATGGTTAGTGGTTTTCTAAATGAATATGAAGACTTAACTATTACAATTGGGAATGAGACTAAAACTTGTCCTTGTTCCTTCGTAGAGGGTGTTGAGTTCGGTCAAAGTGACTCTACTACAGTCCTACCATATAACTTAACTGCACTATATTATTCTGGAGAAACTTTTTCAGAATATTTTGGAGTTACAGACCCACAAAACTCTTGGTCTTATGACGAGGGGGATAATAAAGTAATTACCGCTACTCATACTCTTTCGGCGAAAGGACTGAAAGTAAATTCTGAAGATCCCTTTAGTAATGCTCGTACATTTGTGGAAGGGAAGCTTGCTGATGGATTTGAAAATATCGCTTTATTCAATAGTGGCGATAATGCCTTCTTGATATCTAGGACGGAAAATGTAGATAAAAAATCTAATGTTTATGGAGTCACTGAGGTATACTCATACTCTGCTGCTGATAGAGATAACTCTGCTAGATCTTATTCTGATAGTGGCGTTGTAGATCTTTCAACTTCTATTAGCTTTAGTAACGATAGTCAACTTTCAATTGCTGTTAATGGGAGTATCAAAGGCAGTATAGATGCAAACACAGGTACTCAAGTTGGGTTATTAACTACTGGGAATTTTACTTCAGCACAAGCGACTGATGTTGCGATGAATGCGCTAGTTAATTCCTACTCTGATTATGAATCAGGGGTTTATAGTTTTGTCCAAGAAGGTCCAACTGCGTTTAATTACAATTTAAATACTGGAGCTAATTTACTTGAATTTTCATTCACTTTCGATGACGCTGATAAAGTAGATTTAATAAATGGTAACGTTTTACATTCCTACGTTTCCTCTATTAGTTTGTCAAAAGATTCTGCTGTGTCTTCTGTCTCCATCCAAGGAGATCTAAAATATTTTGGGACTTTGTCTATTGACTCGACAGGAGAATTTGAAAACAATGCTCGCTTTCAGGCTATAGAATCAGCCCTCAGTGAAGTAGATCAATATTCAATAGCTGTATCTGCCATTCAAGATTTCTCTGGAGTAGCTACTGGTTACGAAATTAATTCATCTTATATCAAAGTCGAGCCAGAATCTTTCTCTATATCGAAAGATCCTGTTGAAAATACCATTTCATATAATTATAATTATAATAACCAAATAGACTTTTCGACAGGGCAATTAAAAAATTTATCTCTTAACATTCAGGACAAACCACCTCTTGTTATTAATAGTGTCCAAGAAACAATAAGTGGATTCCAAGCTGCTGAAGTTATATCTAGAAGTTTAGGCAATTATTCTATTTCGGCAACCTGTAATAATGATGGGAGTAAATTAGATACGTTGAGGGGGCTGATATCTGGTTATTGCACTGGAGTTTATGTCATATCAGAGTCTTATTCTACAGGACAAAATTCAATATCATATAATTTAGCAAAATATTACTAATGAGCGATATAGGTTTACTTTTTAAATTGCAAGATAAGCAATCGTCTAACCAGAAGCTATCAGCTTTTTATGATTTTACATTTGACTCTTCAGATGAAGCCAATGTACAAGGAGATAGTAGTAGTTCGACTTACACAGGAGTGCAAGTCAACTCTACTTTCGCCAATGATACTTCTTTACATACTGGATTTTTACTTGGGTCTATAGATAGTAGTGAAGCTAGTTCACTGATAAAGGCTTCGGGTATATTGCAAGGAAATAAGCTAAATTTAACTTCTGGAAATTTTCAAGTTCCTTTCGATGGTTTGAACGCAAACGATATATCAGTCTTGATCGATTTCGAGTTTGCTGACGGAGATTTTGATGATGGAATTATCATGGGTTGTTTCAAAACTGGAGAAGAAACGATTAATTCCTTAAATATAGAAACTTCTGAAGGATTCAATATTGGAGTTACCGATAGGGGTCATTTGTTTTGTCAAACTTTTGGACCTAATGGTGATGCGATTAATATAGCTCACCCTATAGAGCTATCTAAAAGAAATTTAATTTCAGTATCTACAACAGATACTTTTATCACACTTAGTTATTTTGATTATTTCAATGACTTAGTGAGAAGCTTGGCGTTGCCTGTAGATAGAAATTATATTTCCTCTACTTCAGTGTTGAATTTCGGAGGTAGCGATACTTATTTTAGATCAACGGACAATGAAACTGCAACATTTAGCGGGAGTTTAAATAGTCTAGCCATTTTCTCTGGTTACATAGAAGAAGAGTTTTTAAAAGATTTGGGGGAAGGTATGCTTGGTAGTTACAGCTTTACTGCTGGGTCTACAGTCACAGAGCAAAGACTTACTGGATATGCTGATACAATCAGTTATAAAACTGGAATAACTGGCTATGATTATATCTCTACTGGCACATTAGAGATAATTACAGGAAGAGAAGAATTTACTGGTAGTACATCACCGGCTTCTCCAGACAGTAAAAAAGAAGGGGAGCGTTACTACAAGTATTATACGTTAAATAATGGTAACGTTAAAACATTCTATAAAGAAGAGTTGGGCCAACTCCATTCAGATTCTGGATATATTTATTATCCAACGGGAGAAGGCGCTTTTGACACTTTAGGTTTAAACGATATATCTGAATCAATAGATGCTTATACAGAGCTTACTGGGATGACTCAAGATAAAATAACGATTGATTTGTTTGGGAAGACTCCTTTGACTGGCACACTTTCTGAAGTCAGTGGAGTTGTCCAGACTGCTTTGGAAGAAACTTATTCTATATATACCCCAAGTTCTTCTGGAGTAACTCTTGAAGAAGATAGCGAAGATTTTAAGAAAAACTTTATTTATTACATGGGAGGTCGGTCATGACTTACAATTATATTGTATCTACTGGAGACTCTACTATATCAGGTAGTGTTCTAAATATTTTGGATAACAATCAAATCTCTTATTCTAGACAACAATATGAAAAAGATATATATGTCATTCGAGACGAGGATGGGGAACAAAAAGAAAACCCATTTTATTTTAATGATTCTATAATCACGGGATCAAATTGCTCTTTATTAAGCCTCAACTCTCAAACTTTACTTGAGGGAGGATTTTCTATCACAACTGGGGCAAACAAATATTATTATAATATAAATGACTCTGGTAATTATGTTGTTGATGCAGAGAATTCAAAAGGTAATATTATTTTTGATCCAGTTTTAACCTTAGGCTATCAGGATTTCATCCTTTATGATAAAAGAGATTTTGCTACTGGAATTTTAATTTACTCTACTTCTTCTTTTGATTTTATAGCTATTGATGCTCTTAGATCTAAAGTAGATTCTGCTTATTCTAATGCTTCGACAGCAGGGCTTTTATTTGATAATTACGATGTTTTTTTTAATGGGCAAAAGTTAAAGTTATATGAATACCCCAATTCTACTGTTACAGGGAACTTCTTTGCTATCCCCAAAAAAGATGGAATAATTGATGTGCATTCTGATGAGCCTGATTTATTCGGGTCAGGATTTGTAGAGCACCACCTTGATCTTTATTTAAATGGAATGGAGCAAGATAATCAAGATTGTCTTCAATTGTATACTGGAGTGTATATGATAGAGACAGGGGTGAACTCTTCGTTCACTTTGGTTAGTGAAGAAACAGAAACTTATGTATTGTAATGGCTATTATTGGTGAAAGAGAAACATTAACATCTTTAGACTTTAATTTCTCCAGTTCAGGAGGTAATCATTCTGCAACTGTTCAAAGCGTTTTTGACGCAAAAGATTTGTCTGATTCAGAAAGTGAACTTGGGACATTGATTGGTTCTAGTGCTGGTAAGGTTACATTTTCTAATGATGAAATTGATAACTTGATGAAGAATTTCATACAAGTTGAGAAGACCGTGCAACAAGATGGAAACAAAAAAACAGTTTCTAGAAAACTTCAAGATTCAACATCTCTAAGATTAAAATCTCACTGTTTTATTGTCAGAGGTAGGGACTCCCATCCTCATGATAAGGGGGTTTCTGGAATAAGTAATGCTCAAGTAAGAGATTTGACTGCTTCTGGAATGCTGATTGACGGATTGGGGATTTCTAAGCCTAGAGTTTCTTCTGGAGCAGGAGCAGAAGTAATTCTTCCTTATTTCGGAGAATTACCTAATAGCCCAATAACAAGTTCTGCACAAAGATTTCCCTTCAGGAGACCGACAAGGTTGAATGGTAGTGGGGTTATAGCAATTGGGAATGTTTATAATGAAGAAAGCTCTGTAAATTCTGACGGAAGAAAAACTTCTTTGTCTTATCAAAGTGGGGATCTGAAAGAGAAGATTAGTTTCAACGAAGAGTACGTAAGTACTTTTTATAAAGACAATCCAGATTTATCTAATTACGACTTGAATTTTGGCTACACTTTGCGGGAAGCGAAGCGAGGTTTCGGTTTGGCTGGCATCACATTGGCAGGATTGCCAGAATCAGCCACAGATGAAGTCTTGTTTAGCGAGTCTGGAACTTTAGATTCAATAGCGTCAAGCATTGCTTCTAAATATGGATATTATTGGTTTATCGATCCATTTAGCTTTGGATTAATAAAATTCATAAACTCAGCTTCTGCTTCTCAATTAGGTATAACAAATCCATTGACGCAATCAGGAGATCTTCAAGAAAAATATGTAAACGCTTCATTCACGCAAAGCAATCTATCCCCAAAGATAGTCAATGCCTTTGGTTCGACAATTGAGAAACGGACTCAAACTTTTGATTTTGCTGAAGGCCAAAGATATGTTCGTTTCCATAAGCTGCAAATGAAGGGGATGAGTCAGTTTTTTAAATTTGATGAAAGTTTATTAGGATTATTTTATGGATTATATCTCTCTGGTAAATTTGATGCATTTACTTTCGATGCTTTAGCTCATTATGCTACCTTTATAGACAAAAACAATAATGTTGAATGGGGTGACAATTGGGGAAATTCAGATCAAATCCGTGATGGGAAAACATGTGGATGGGGTACTTCTATAGCTGGTACGACAGTTAGAAAATACATGGAAGATCAATGGGATGGAGATTTCAATTTAAAAACTGGAACATATGTGACGTTCCGAAAAAGTGTTGGCGGTGTGACAGGGGGGGGGAGGTTAACCAACCCATCTAGAAATAAGATATTTGGAAATCTAAAAGATTTTTTCGATTTAATATCTAGTTCTATTTATGTGTCTAACAAATTCTCACAATATAAAGCTAGAAGAATGCAGTGGGGAAGCTCAGATATGAGCATCTCTGGTCCTTTCGACATTCACGATAAGGACATCTCAGAGGTAGATGGACTTCAAACATTATACTCAGTATTAGAGTTAAATGGATTTGGAAATAAGAAATTAAATGATATATTTGCAAAATCAGACTCTTCTGGGACAGGGGGAAACCATGGATTTGTTGGAATAATTAAGGGGAACCAAAGACTTGCTGCGGGAAATAGCAAAAAAGATTTTGATTACGAGGCCGTTAATGATGAAAATTTTATTTTCATCAAAAATCCTCACACTAACGAAAACTTTTTTGGTTTCTCTAATAAATTCAAGAACAGCGTAGATAATTTGATAACGAAATCTGTTGGGATGTATCAAAAAATTAAGGCATCGGAAAGCCGAGATGCTCCAAACACATCAAAAGCTTATTATACTAGAGTTAGACAGCCAACAGATGAAGAAGGAACAGAAGAAGACAGAAAGCAGGAGGAAGCCAGAAATAGAAGGCAAGCAGGACTTGATGCCGCTGCTGAAAAACTCTCAGAGGTAGCGGAAAGATTTGATATAAGATACTTTAACGTTAAAACGAATGGGGCTTCTGGTGATCCGCTAGTTCCTATTACTCTTGACACAAAGAATGGGAAAATTTCAGACATCAAAGCTTTAGAAGCAGCGAACTTTTCCGCAAGGCAATCTAGCTCTCAAAAAACTGCAACTTCTAGTAGGACTATAGTTGGTATCAGTTTACCGGATGTTTTTTCTGTTACACTTTCTGGCCTGACCCTAAAGCTGGGCAGTTCTGGAGTGACCACAACGATTCAAGAATCGACGATGAAGCTATTGAAGCCTGATGAACAATTAATAATCAATGATGGCCAAAGAGCAGCCTTGGCTACAAGTTTCAATACTAATTTCTCTGCGAAACAGAAAAACTTCTTGGGGCTATAATTTTCTGATCGCAGCCCTTATCTTCCGAACTTCTTTTACTGGGATATCGCTAAAATCATTCCAGTTTTGAGCGTCTTCATTTTTATAAATTTCTTGCTTCCATAAAGAACGCAAAGCTCCTTTTTTAAAGTCTTCAAAATTGTGGCCTCCACCAGTTTGATCTTGCCAGTCTTGGAATAGTCTTGCATGAGGAGAAAGAATACGATCTATACTTTCATCGCTACAAGATTCAATTGATTGCGAATTGACAGCTCCTTTCGATTTATCAATCTCATCAGCTCCAACGATATGAATGTTCAGGAAGTTACGGACACATCTTACGAAAGCTCTATTACAAGCAATAGTCTCTAGAAACTTTGCCGCGAAAGAACCTGTATTTTGCAATGTAGCATTCGCCACATCTTGGTAACCAATGCGCTCTTTGTTGCTTTCATAGTTAGGAGACCAAACAATTTCACAACTAGCCACAACATAAGTATCGTTAAGGTGGTTAGTATCGAATGAGACGCTTTCAAATCCTCTGAGTCGGGCCAACTCTTTAATGCCTCCTAACATAATCAAGAGCTGTTTATCATCCAAGCCTTCTGAAGAAGTGGGGACATCTTTTTTGCGAGCTTCAAACCAGTCCTTGTTTGGATAAAGGAACTCTGATTTAATCATTGCCCTCCAATCTACAGAACCATCCTCGCTAAATTCGTATTCTACATTTTCTAAAAGCCCATGTTCATTGCGCTTGTAAAGATCAGGTCCGTAAATTTTTTTATCACTCATTTCAATCAGTATAAAGCATAAGTTTATCTAAGTCAACGAAAATATCGTCTAAATTTTCTTCGCTGTTAGCTTCGAAAAGAGAGTGATACGCTTTTCTATTCTTGAAGTAAATTGTATAAGATTTTATTTTTAAATTCTTTTTAGGCAGTTTTAGCTGTTTTTTATTTTTTTCTATTTTTTCAGATTCGTCAATTAGAGCGATCTGATCATCAAAAAACTTATACCTTTCCTCTTCGAGAGTTTCTTCGTTTGTGCAAAACAAACGCAAAGCAACTCCTTTCTTTTTAGCTTGTTCGATGAACTCTGCATCAAAGCGATCAGAGAAATAATTTATACAGTTTATGTTTTTTTGACTTAAAACTTGGTCCCCTAAAGGTTTGTTGGTAACGATTGAAATTTGGTTGTCTTTGAATAAATGAAGAGTATTTTCTTCGTTATGAAGTAAATCAAACCTAAGGACTATCTTTTTGGAAGATGCATCATATTTATGATCTGGTATAATATGAATGAATTCTTCTTTATATTTACCCCCAATAAAAATCGTTTTTCTAGAACTTTTATTTTTACCTAATTTTTTAAGAATAGCATTAGCTATTTGCTCTGGATTAATTAAGTTAATTTGTTTGGGGTTCTCTTTCAAAGAGTAGGATGGTTTCTTCCCATTTCTATGAGATTCAATTATCGCATGGTTCTTTTTCGAACCCCAAACTGGACTGCAAGTAGAGGCATGTGTGTGCGCGTATATCGCAACAATAGGCTTGTCAAAAGAAGAGGCAATGTGAACTGGCAAACTATCTATCCCAACATGCATAAGCCCATTCTTAATAATGTAAGCAGATTGCTTGATACTTTGAGTAGCAGCGAACTTTGTAACGTTTTTTATTTTTGGTTCTCCCCCAGAGCCTATTTGAATAAACTTAATATCTGGAGCTTTTTGCTTGACTAAAGATATAACCTCCTCCCAATAATCGTATTCTTTAGATTGAACTTTATTATCATTGTGAATGGTAATATAATTCTCTTCAAGAAGAGGAAAAAAATGAGGTTTAAAATGTGGTTCACCAATCTTAACTCCCAAATCTTTTGCGTAAACTTCTACTAGGTGGCTCATCTTAATCTAAATTGAATTTTATCTTTCCCGTTGTGGTTGTAGCTGTATGTTTTTTGAGTCATGCAGTGTGGTAAGAAAGCAATATCGAAAAGACCTTCGTGGTCGCCCCTACCCTCAAGTACATACATATTATCAAGAGAGTCAGAATATGGTATAACTTTGTGGACAAAAGGATTGTCATTTATAAGGTCATAAAATTCTGGCTGAGTAACGAAGAATATTTTTTTATTAGGATAAAGGTTATGCAGATTCTCCATCAGAGAGTTTGCCATTAATACATCTCCTGCTGACCTTGGAAGAACTACAGCGATTCTATCTTTGAGAGGCACATCTTTTAGGAAGTCTTCTAGTTTCGGTTTCTGAGCTTTCGGCTCTTCTTCCTTTTTCTTCTTTGTTCTTAATTCAACTGATTTAATAAAATGCTTTAATCTCTCTGTTGTGTTTTGAACTGAGAATCTTTCTTGAACATATTTTTTGCCAGTTTCAATGAGTTTTAATTTAGACTCTTCGTCCATTTCGTAAACTTGCTGTAGCCTCTCGCAAATACTATCTGGACATGTCGTGGCTTTGATGAACTGAGTGCTTGGTTCTCTATATTCATTCCAAGCTAAAGGAATCCCACCTTGATGCTCATATGCGGAGTCAGTCCCGCAAGAGTAGTCTGTAACGAGAGTAATAAGACCAGCGGCTTTAGCTTCTTGAATAGGTAGTTCTTGCCCTCCACTTGTAAATGGATGGCAGTAAACATCCATCATGTTGTATAGTTCATTTAACTCCTTCTCTCCTACCCCCTTACCGCTATTTTTAGTTTTTACAGATTTCTTAGAACCGCAAGAAGAGCAATCTTTATCTTCTCCAAAATATGGTTGAACAAAGTAGTCATCGCATTTGTGGCAGATATAAGTCGCCAAGACACTTTTATCTTCAAGATTCTTCTCTTTTAGGTATCTTGGAATATCCCACCCTTGTTGTTTCTCTCCCCAGTCTGTATGGAGTAGGAGTTTAGCTGATACCTCTGGATTTTTTGCTTTGAATTTTTTAAATCCTTCAAGTAGGTTTGGAACGGACTTCCTGAGTTGATTTTTGAAAACAAACCCAACCACAAAATCGTCTTTTAGCCCATGAAGCTCTCTTAGCTTATCTCTATCGTCTAGTGGCTTGAAATGGCTGTAATCTACGGCCCCGTGGACAGTTTCCACTGTAGAATGCCCAAGTTCCTTCATTGCCTTCTCAGCAAAGCTAGCCCAAACTAGCATTTGATCACATTTAGGTTCCATGTCGATAGCTTGATCTAAAATCGGCAAGCTATCTAAAGTTGTCCAAATTATTTTCCTTGTTTCATCCCACCAAGATTTTTTTTCATAATCTCTAAACGCCCAAACATCTTCAATTCCTAAAAATACATCTGGCTTAACTTTTTCTACAATTTTGTCGATTGAATAGAATCCATATTGAGCAGCTCTCTTTCTTACTGGCTCCTTCTCTATTTCGATTAAAGTTTTCTGGTCCGAAGGATATGTCCCATAAGATTCCCAAGGCGTATAGATGTCTCTACCGTATGGGACTCCATTGGCAGCTTCTACTACTTCAATATCTGGATCATTATGAAGAGCTAAGAGAATATTTTTCATATTCTTCCCAAACCCCGTTACCATACGGGAATAATTAGATTGAACTAATACTTTAATTTTAGAAGGGGACATCATCATCGTCGTCCTCAACTACGGACGCTTTAGGTGCAGATTTCTGATAAGTTTTTTGTGACTGTTCCTGTTTATAATCCTTCTTGTAAGCTTCTGATTGAGCAATCAGGCTTTCTTTAATATACCCTTCAAGGAGAACCGCTAAACATTCAGCTTCTCCAGCTTCAATTGGTAGCTTGAAGAATTGTGAAGAGTTTTTTGTAATAGTTAAACCCCAAGCTGGAGATTTGAAGGTTTCTTGGCCATCTTTGTTCTTGATAATGCGATTTTTATCCCAAGGAGTAAATTTAATGATGGTGGTTTTTTCTTCTGTTTTATGAAAGCCCACAAAAGGAATGCGTGTTTTCATGCAAGACAGGAATTCGCCAGCTTCATTTTCTGTTAACTTAATCGTAGTTGACTTATCTGGATTTTTAGCATTTTGCTTAAAAGAGCCTGTTTTCGTCTGATCATTCCAACTGTGTTGTAGGATCATTGAAACAAAAAGTACAGACTTCCCATTTCTGTCTTTAGTAGAATCAAAAGTGAAAGCAGATCCAGTATTCTTAGCATTTGGCTTATAAAGTGTAAATTTCATAGAAAAAGTGTATTCTTATTTAGATAATCTATTGTAACATGGCATTTACTAAAATTCAACCACAACAATTACAATTACCTACTTTTACTAGTCCTAGTGGTGATTTTTCATTTACTGATCTCTCCACTGGAATCCAGATCAATTTAGATAGGACTATCACTGGTCCAATGGTCATCACTGAACTCAAAACCAGTGCAGAAACAACTATTCTTACTGTCGCAGATAATAATTCATTTTCGGAAAATTCAATTTGCATTGCTGGCGTGAACAATCGTGTTTCAGGAGATAATAATGTTTTATTAAACGGACGATCCACAACTGAATTTTCAGGATCATTTAACACTCTTGTTAACGGAAAATCAGTTAATTTTGGGGCGAGTGGACAGCAAAATACAATTTTAGGTGGAGACGGAGTCTCTTTTGCCGATCAAGTCACAGGATCAGTGATATTAGCTGATCACGAGACAGCTGTAACTAATAGCACGAATCATTCTTTAATGGTTTCTTTTGAAAGCGGGGTTACCTTCCAAAATGGTGATGTCCAATTCAATGGTGATAATGCTAATTTTAGCTCCCATCTAAAAGTTGATTCAAGTCACTCTGGAATATTTAGCGGAAATTGCTCTATAGGAGGGGCTCTAGATGTACACGATCTGATTGTTACTGGAGCCACTCAATTTTCTGGATCTGTTGATATGGATGATCCAGTAAGATTTCACGACAGTGTACTTTTACAAGACTCTTCGGAAGCAGCATCACAGACTTGGGTTAACGAAACGGGAGTTAAGTTGCTAATGGGCGCACCCGGAAATTCAGCTTTAGCGCCTTACTTAAATACTGCGGTTGGAACTAGTTTCGGAACGAACGCTTTTTCTAAAATGGGTACGAATGATACCTTGTCAGGCCATTTATTAGTAGATACTATTGGAGACCCAGACAAGGCAAGATTAGTATTCACCTGCCATGGATTTACAGGAGTAATTGCTTTTGACGCTTTCCAAACTGGAGCGATTCCCGAACACTTTCCTTAGGCGCATCAATATCTTCTCCAACATCTTAATCAAGATCTATCTTTATCTTGGGAGTTCCGATAGCCTTTTGTTTGTCGGACATGTGCTTTTTGCCCACTTTCTTTTCGTAGTCATTAAAAGCTTTCCTTTTGACTGGATCTTCTCCACCGTTAGCTCCTGCCCTTTTCTCTGACAATTCTGAGGAATAATCCAGAACATCACCTATAGTTCCTTTCATTTTGCCAGTTTTCTCTACAAACCCATTGTGATCCCAAGCGTCATCTTTAGTGTCAATTGATGCATGAGGGGCTATAAATACTCTTTTCCATTCTAGGCCGAACTCATCAATATGGATGTGTTCTTCATTCATTCCTTGAACGACTTCTTTGTGTTCTCCTGTCTCTGGGTGTTTGTAGATATAAATGGCCATATTAGTAGATTTTTTCTAGAATTTTTTCAATACTTTTTTCGTAAGTAAACTCTTTCTGCAATTTTAATCCCTCTGTATTTTCTGATTTAGCCATCTGGACGGATTGATCAATTGATGCTGAAATCTGCTCTCCGTTGAGTCTGTAATATTCTCCTTGATTGAATTTAGCTCCTTGGTGGAAAAAGATATTATCATAGCAGGGTTGTTTGCCTATAGGATTTAAAAGTAAAGAATTATTTTCATTAGCCCAATCTTTATGTGAGCTGCAATTACTGACTATAGACCACTTCCCCAAAGCTGTTGCATTAAATGCTGGCAAGTTCCAACCCTCTCCATTGGATAAACCAGACAAGTCAATATCAATTGAATTGATTAAATCATTTACCTCGCTGTTTGTTTTAAGTCGGGGCAAAAAGTTTACATTTGAATATTTTTGATTATTCGTCGCTTGAACGCACATTTGATGCATTTGTTCTTTTTTTAAGAACGGGTTTCCGACTAAACAAGTTAGTTGATACCTTGGATTGTTACCAAATTTATTACACCATAGCTGTATGAGAGCTTGGGTGTTTTTTCTACGTTCCATCTTCCCAATAAGTCCAAAATGTATTATATCCTCACCAAGGTATTCTTTATTTGTCTTGTGGAAGTCTGGGTCAAAACCAAGGGGGACATAGGACACATTATTACACCCCTTATCCTTAAATGATTGAGCAGCCTCAGAGCAAGAAAAGAAAACATGGTTTTGAGCTTTTACAATGCTAACCTCCTCTTCTGTAGGAGAGTCCACTTCATAAAAAGTATATAAAAATTGATTATCTCCGATCTTTTTTTCTGATCCGTTAATATGCCAAACTTTTAGAGTGGGGGTTGACCTATCTAAACGACTTACCGCTTTGTCGGCATTTTGAGTTATGTAGTCTTGGTCTTCTTTTGATAACTTGTCAAAGGCTGAGAAGTCTAAATTGCCTATTGGGAAGATGTTTAGATCTAAATCTTTTTTCTTTAATTGCCTAAGAAAGTTTAAAGAAACATTCCCTAAGCTTAAAGAGTTGAATGGTGCATTGAGGTTCAGCTTATGCATTTTTTTTAATTTGTTTTTTAAATTCTTGTAGAGACTTGTGGTGTATGTTTATACATCCTTGGGCAGATATGCCGATCTTATCTCCAATATTCTTCCAAGTGTTGAGTTTACCTCTCTCTCCTCCGAAATATCTTTCTTTAAAAATAATTTTTACTCTTTCGTCACGATGGTTATTTATCAAGTCAATGATTGCGGTGAAGCTTTCTCTGATTTGACAGCTTTGATCTGGGTGTAAATCCTTAGACTCTTCAGAATAATCAATAGAATCGAAAGACAGAGTGTTTTTGTTTTTTTTCCTAGCAGTCTTTCTGCTTAAACAGAGGTATTTGGCTTTATTGCCAACATGGGTCGAAAATTTAGCTTTATTTTCATCATAATCTAAAGCTGCCTTATAGATAATATAATCTTTGTCGTTGATAATATCGGCTATGTCATTGGTGGGAAGAGACTTGGATGCGTACCTCCTAACCATATCAATGTATATGCCAGAGTGTCTGCATATTAAAAGATTTAATGCTTCCTCGTGATCTTCCTCTTTGATCAAGTTTGTTAATTCGGGGTCGGTAGATTGATTATCCATGCTTAACTATGGATTATGCTAGGGGTATTCTGGTAAAAATCAAGTAATTTTTTTTTGTTGACGGATTTTTTTCCACCAATAGAATAGACGTATTGGAAGCCGCATCAGTAAGGATACGAACCTTTGCAGTACAGTAAGGATGCGTAGTAAAGATACGTATTCTATTAATACTCACTTCGTTCGCATTAATAGAATAGCTTCGCCAGATTTTTTCATTTTTTCCTTGCCTATCAACTCCGCTGGTGTAATTAGATAGGAAATGATTTTTGAAGAGCAAGTATCACGCAAGCCTGACCACTATTCTTGGGCAGGAGATTTTATCGAAGCAATGCACAACGGGTTTTGGACCGACAAAGAATTTAGTTTCACCTCTGATTTGCAAGACTTCAACGTGTCATTAAGTGAGCAGGAAAAAGAGATCATTGTCAGGACTCTTTCAGCTATTGGGCAGATCGAAGTCGCTGTTAAAAAGTTTTGGAGTAAGTTGGGAGATAATTTGCCTCACCCATCATTGAGTGATTTGGGATTTGTTATGGCGAACGTAGAAGTTATTCACAATAATGCTTACGAGCGGTTGCTTCAGGTGTTGGGCTTAGAAGAAGTATTTGAGGAGAACCTAAAATTAGATTTTATTGAGGGGCGGGTGAATTATTTGCGGAAGTATACGCACAAGTTTTATAAGAATAGTAAGAAGCAATATGTTTATGCCTTAATTCTATTCACCCTTTTTGTGGAGAATGTGTCGTTGTTTTCCCAATTTTACGTTATAAACTGGTTTGCCCGTCATAAGAATGTATTAAAGGACACTGATCAACAAGTTAAGTATACTCGTAACGAAGAGAACCTCCATGCTTTTGTCGGAATGAAGATAATTAATACCATCCGCGAAGAACATCCTGAGCTTTTCGACGAAGAGTTAGAAGCGCGTGTTCTTGATGAAGCCCAAGAAGCTTTCAATGCTGAAAGCAAGATTGTAGATTGGATGATTAATGGTATTCGTGAGAAAGGATTAAACGCAATTGTACTCAAGGAGTTCATTAAAAATAGAATTAACGATTCTTTGGATAAAATAGGCTTCAAACAAGCTTTTGATGTTGACAAAAATCTGCTGAAAGATACCATCTGGTTTGAAGAGGAGTTGCTTGGAAATAATGCCACTGACTTCTTTTATGCTCGACCAGTCGAGTATTCAAAAAATTCGCAGACGTTCAACGCCGACGACTTGTTTTAAATGACTGATTACTATTGGCTAAATGATAAATCAAGGTTATTCCTTGAGCGGGGATATCTTGAAAAAGGAGAAACTCCAGAACAGAGGATTCGTGATATTGCAGATACTGCCGAAGCGTATCTCAATATGGACGGGTTTGCTGACAAGTTCGTAAGTTATATGAAGCGGGGGTTTTTCTCTCTAGCTTCTCCTGTATGGTCTAATTTTGGTCGTGATCGTGGCTTGCCTATATCTTGCAATGGAGTTTATGTGCCAGATAGGATGGATGGCATTTTAGCTAAACAGTGTGAGGTGGGCATGCAGACAAAGTATGGCTCAGGGACATCTGCTTACTTCGGAGATCTTCGCGAGCGTGGCGCACCAATCAATTCTGGAGGAGAATCTTCTGGGGCCGTCCATTTTATGGAACTGTTTGATAAGGTCGCTGCTGTTGTTTCTCAGGGGAATGTTCGTCGTGGTTCTTTCGCGGCTTATCTCCCTATCGAACATCCTGATGTAAAAGAGTTTCTCCGCATTAAGAGTGAGGGTAACGCTATTCAAGAGATGTCTTTCGCTCTTACTGTAACTGATGATTGGATGGAAAGCATGATTGATGGTGATCAAGAAAAGCGTCAGCTTTGGGCTTCTATAATCAGAAAGCGTTTCGAGACTGGGTATCCATACATCTTTTTTCAAGACACTGCGAATAAGAATGCGCCTGATTGTTATAAAGACAAAGGCATGAAGATTTATGCTTCTAATCTTTGCAACGAGATTAGCTTGCCGTCTAAAGAAGATGAGTCTTTTGTTTGCTGTTTATCCTCTTTGAATCTAGTTAGATGGGATGATATTATAGAGACTGATGCCATTGAAATCTTAGTCAAGTTCCTTGACGCAGTAATGGAGGAATACATCCTGAAAACAAATAATATGCCGTTCATGGAGTCTTCCCATAACTTTGCCAAGCGTCACAGAGCTTTGGGCATGGGAGTTCTTGGTTGGCACTCTTACCTACAAAGCAAGATGATCAGCTTTGAAAGTATGGAGGCTAAAATGCAAAATAGTTCTATTTGGAAGACTATCCGTCAACGTGCAGATAAGGCTACAGAAGAATTGGCTCAAGAGTTAGGGGAACCTATGTATTGTGAGGGCTATGGTCGTCGGAATACCACCACCCTAGCTATCGCCCCGACTACAAGTAGCTCGTTTATCTTGGGTCAGGTTTCTCCGTCTATCGAACCTCTCAATGGTAATTATTTTACTAAAGCCCTCGCCAAAGGTAAATTCACCTTTAGGAATCCTTACCTCAAAACCCTCTTGGCCGAGAAGGGTAAAGATAATGACGAAGTTTGGATGAGTATTCTAGGAACAGGAGGGTCAGTGCAGCATTTATCCTTCTTTTCTGAGGAAGAGAAGGAAGTATTCAAAACTTTTGGAGAGATCAGCCAAAAAGAAATTGTTATTCAAGCAGCCCAAAGACAAAAGTATATTGATCAAGGGCAATCTTTAAATCTCATGGTTGCTCCTAAAGCTCCCGCGAAAGAAGTGAACCAGCTTCTAATTTATGGATGGCAGAATGGCATCAAAGGATTCTATTATCAGAGAAGTGCTAACCCTAGCCAAGAACTAGCAAGATCCATGATGGAATGTAAATCTTGTGAAGGGTAAAATTCCCCAAGATTCTGGATCGTGTATATACATGCACTATGACTGAACCGGAAATTAATTTTACAGACGAGGTAGAACTCGACGAAACAATAGCATTTATACTAGACCGTATCGACGAAGCACAATTCGGCGAAGATTGATTTAGTATATCTCTATTGTCTGAGAATTTCCAGCACCCAAATGGGGCTAGAAAAACAAAAACTAACTAAAAATAGTAGTATGACAATGATGATAAACAAAATGTTGGCTCCCTTGGTTTTCGAGGGAGATATCTTTAAGCGTATGCAGTTGTTAGCTAATGAAGCTAATGCTCCATTGTATTCAGGCTCTGAGCCTTTTGATGCTTATAAAGACAAGGATGATAATTTTATTCTTGAGTTTGCATTGGTCGGATTAGATCAGAAAGATATTTCTGTATTTGTAGCTGGTCAAACCTTAAAGATTGAGGCAGGATCTCAGCAAAAAGATAACGATGCTGAATTCTACCATAGAAAAATATCTCGACGCTCTGTCAAGAAGCACTTTACCTTGCACCAGAACGTTGATAAGGATTCCATTGAGGCAGAATATAAAAATGGCCTATTAAGAATCAAAATACCTCTTGAGAAAGAGGAACAAAAAGATATAATGATCAAAGTTAAGTAAGGCTTTGAGGTGACTTGTATCGCTCCTTCTAGGTTGTGCTTACCTAGAAGGAGTTTTTTTATGATCACTTACGGCATAACAGTAGCAGACGAGTTTTTCGAATTTAAAAGATTAATTAATTCACTTGAGCCATATGTTTTACCAGATGAGGAGATTGTCATCTTGGCAGATCAGAACAAAGTAACCAAAGAGATCGAAGAGTTTTGTGAGCTTTGCGGGTTGGAAGTGAACTATTTTGATTTCCAAAAAGATTTTTCTGAGTTTAAAAACACTTTGTTTGACTTGTCTACTAAAGACTACTTGATGCAGATAGATGCTGATGAGCAGATACCCCCTTCTCTACTACATGCTTTGAGGACTGTCGGCCAACAAAAGCCAGAGATTGACCTCCTTTGGATACCAAGAATTAACGTTGTTCGCGGGGCGACAGGAGAGCATATCAAAAAATACAACTGGAAAATAGACGATATGGGCTGGGAAGGATTTCCTGATTTTCAATCTCGTTTTGCTTCTACCAAAGGCCATATTAAGTGGGAGAATAAAGTTCACGAGGTTTTAGTGGGATCGAACAACCCATCAAAACTTCTTGAATTCCCAGTTGAGAATTTTTCTATCCTTCATGTTAAGGATATTCAGAAGCAAGAAAAACAAAATGAACTCTACGAAACTATATAATTATGAACATTAATTTTGAAGGTATTGAACGTATTAACCATGTTTGTGAAGTTGGTTGTTTTTTGCCAGACACTATTCAATCAAAACAGTTTTTAGGCACACACGTAAAAACAACTTTAATAGAGCCAAATCCAAAAGCATTTAAACAGTTGCAAAAGTCTTTTGGTAGTCATAAAAATGTTTCATTGTTGAATTTGGCGATTACGGATAAAGGGGGAAAAGTAAAAATGTATAATAGGTGGGATGATGCAGATGCTTCTTGCTTTGTCGATTCGGAGTTTAGTCCAGCTATTGTAAATGATCAATATGTAAAAAACGATGAAGATAGCTTTATGGTAGATTCTGTATCCTTTGATAAAATTGATAATGGTAATATAGATATTTTATCCGTTGATACAGAAGGTCATGAATGGTTTGTGATTAAAAACATGAAGAGTAGACCAAAGTTTATAATCTTGGAAACTCATGGTCAAAGTTATATTAATCCGTATATTAATAATATCACAATGTGGATGAATCAAAACGGTTACGTTGTCTTAAAAAAAGATGAGTCAGATACATTATACTCAAAGACTTAATATTTTAGTTAGAGTTGAAGGTGGGTTAGGAGATTGCTTACTTTCTAATAGATTTATTCCTGCCATCAGGGAATATCACTCTGATTGTCATATTACTTTCGCATTCGATAATGATAGGGGAGAGGGTTACCAACTAGATGTCTTAAAAAAATTCTATCCAAGCATATCTGATAGATATTGTTTTTGGGGTGAGATTGATAAAAGTGATTATGATTTCTTTTATGATCTCCATATCGACAAAATGGAATGGACGACTTATGATTTTGATTGGTTGAGTAGATTCTATTATTTCCCCAAGCCAGAGATTACAGTCCAAAAAGGAGATTATGTTTGTTTGCATTTGACTCATAATTTATGGGAGCCAAAAAATCTTAAGAAGGATTATGTCACCAAACTGGTCAACTCTCTTTATGATACTGGCAATAAGCTAGTCGCGATTTGCACAGAAAAAGAAAAAGAGCGTTACTCTGATGTTTTGGATAAAGTTAAAATAGTTTGCTCTAGTATTGATAAAGCATGTATTACCGTAATGGGAGCTAAAGCTTTTGTAACTATTGATTCTGGTTTTAAATATATAGCTTATGCGAATGGAGTTCCGACTATTGAAACAGCAGATTATTATTCTCAAGTCGGGGCTACTCATCCAATGATTAAAGCAAGGTGGTTGCCATTCCAAGAGCGTGGTTTACCACTTTATTCTGATCCTGAGTATTTCTTAGTTGGTTTGAGAAGCATTTTAGAAAATAGAATTTCTTCTATATTCCCTTATAATAATTCCAATAAAAAAACATTTAAACTATGAATAAGTTACAAATAGTAGAAGGTATACTTGATGAGTTAAGACCATATGCGATTCCTTTCACTATGCGTAGGTATGGCAATCCAAATAGAGATGGTGGATATGGTTTACTAAAAAAAATTACTGAAGAGTCTCCAATTGTTTACTCTCTAGGCGTAGGGGTGTTTATTGAAAATATTTTATTCGATTTACAAATGGCTGACTCTGGGAAAAGGGTATACCTATATGATGATAACTTAGATGAGCTACCCAAAAACCACGAAAACTTTACTTACAAAAGAAGTTATGTCTCTTCTGAAAATGCGTCAAAGCATATTGAAGAAAATGGGCATAAAGATGAAACAGATATTCTCGGACAAATAGACATTGAAGGTGCTGAGTATGAATTATTTTCTGAAGTAGATGAGTCTTATTTCAAACATTTTTCTCAACTAAGCGTAGAATTTCATGATCTTCACGAGCCTACGGTTGAAATGTTGAATGTATTTAAAAAGTTAAATAAGTATTATTATATTTATCATATTCATGCTAATAATAATAGAATGGTGTTTGATTCAGAAAAAGGGATTCTTCCGCAAGTTTTGGAGATTTGTTTTTTAAGAAAAGATAAGTTGGATTTTAATCCTTATTTCTGTAAAATACCTCGGCCTATTAACGGTATAGATAAACCTTGCAGGATTGAAGATCCAGATATTTTTTTACAATGGTGGTGTGATTAGTTATGGAAAAATTAGGAATAGTAATACCAGAGATACTAGGAGTAGGAGATAAAGTTCAATTTTCTCATATTCCAGAAAATTTCTATAAAAATCATGGTATTAAATTAATTGATATTTCTAAATGCTGGACTCTTGATAAAAATCCATACATTCAAAGAGGAGTCAAGCCTGATAAAGTTCTTGATTTGTGGAAACTATCTTGTAGTTCTGGCCATTACTTAAGCAGGGCAGAATTAATGAATTCCGTTTTAAAATTTGAAAAAATATATTGTCGATCTCCTAGACTTTATTTTAACGAAGAGCCGAAATATGTTATACAAAATAAAATTTGTTTACATTCTCAGGGAGTTAGTTCAAAATCAATTTTTTCTGATAAGATAATCAAAACTATTAAGGAGAGATATCCTAATTATCATATTGTTCAGATAGGAGGGGGAGGTGATGTTGATTGTGGTGTAAATGATTTGCGTGGGTTAAATATGTGGGATACTGTTAGAGAGATTTCGACTTCTGCTATTTTTATTGGTGTTAATAGTGGGATGATGAATATAGCTAATTGCTACCCGCATATAAATAAAAAACTCATAATTGATTTGTCTTCTGGAGAATTTGATCAAAATTTGAATAAATTTCATCCCTTATCCTTTAATCATCATTTATTTTTATGGGTGGATTATGGTTGGCAATATTACAATGATTCCGAAATTGATATTGGATGCACTTATTCTTACAATAAAATATAATGATTAAGTTAAAAGTAGATGAGGGATACGCTTTTGATTACTTAGCTATCCTAGAGGTTAAGAAGAACAATAATGCAGAACAGACAGAACTTTGGCTAAATTGCTCTGCTTATTTATCAAGTCAATTTTCTAAAGAGTTTTGGGACAATTTAATCTCGTCCAAAGAATACGAGGATATGGTTTTAGTTAACCAGAAAACTTTTGATGCAGTTGATAAAGCTCGTTATGGAGAAATAACTGCCAAAGAAGTTGATGATTGTAATATGGAAAGATATAATGCTAAACAAACCTTCCTCAATAAATTTTTTCCAGAAAGTGGCCAGCAAGAATTCAAAACATAATCATAAAAGAGCATTTGATAAAACGATATCTCTTTTTACTTATATTTCATCAGAAGATGAGGTAGAGATAACCTTGGGGGTTGTTGAACATTGCACTTCTGTTTTCGAATTTGATGATATAGTTATCTGCTCAAAAATTCCTAATCTAGATACCTCTAAATTTGAAACACTTGGAGCTAGATTCGTTTTTGAAGATGACTTAGACTCCAGTTATGAATCCTATAATTTTTTTAAACTTAATCGTTTAGATGATCATATAAAGACGGATTTTGTTTTGACGGTAGAAAATGATGGCTTTATCATTGATGCTTCACTTTGGAAAGATGAATTTCTTGATTATGATTACATCGCCCCCCCTTGGTATGACCCAGTAGATGATCCTAAATATAGAGTTGGGAATGGGGGCTTTTCTCTTAGAAGCAAGAAATTATTGGAGGCAACTAAAATAATAACAGATTCTCGTGATGGCCCCTTTGGTAATGAAGATATATTCATTTGTTGGAAGTCGAAAAAAGTGCTGGAGTCCTTCTATAAAGTCAAATTTGCTCCAGTTGAGTTGGCAGCTGAATTCGGAGTTGAGAATAATCTTTGCCCAGAACAGAATCACGTTGTAATGGACAACCTCTCAACTTATGACACATTTGGGTTTCATGGTTTTGAACATATACCTTTGATGCATTCTACTTTTTTAAAAAAATAAGATATGAAAAAAATAATTATTACAGGAGTAACAGGGCAAGATGGTAGCTTCATGGCAGACTACCTTTTGAAGAATACTGAACATGCTATTGTCGCTGGAGTTCGACGTTTGAGTGTAAAAAACCATGGTAACATTAATCATCTGGTAGATAATCCACGATTCAAGCTCATTGATCTTGACGTTGCAGATCAGGCTAATACAGAGGCAGTGATAGAAGAGGAGAAGCCAGATTACTTCATTAATTTCGCCGCTAATTCTTTTGTCGGTGTGAGTTGGAAAATGCCAGTTAATCACATGGAGACAAACGCGATGGCTGTTCTTTATCAACTAGAAGCTATAAGGAAGCATCGCCCTAATTGCCGCTACTACAACGCTGGCTCCTCAGAGGAGTTTGGGGACGTTTTACATTCTCCTCAGTCAGAGCTTCATCCTTTGCGTCCAAGAAGCCCCTACGGGGTTTCTAAGGCTAGCGCGAGGCACATGGTAAAAGCATGGAGGGATTCTTATAACCTTTACGCTATTCAGGGCTGGTTATTCAACCACGAAGGAACTCGTCGCGGGGAAGAATTTGTTACCCGTAAGATCACCAAGAATGTCGCTCGTATCAAATACGAGTATATTTTAAATGATTTTAAACCCCTTGAGTTAGGCAATATTGATGCGAAGAGAGACTGGAGCGATGCTGAAGATTTTGTTGAAGGCGTTTGGTTGATGCTCAACCAAGAGTACCCAAAAGAATACGTGCTTTCTTCAAACGAAACTCATACCATTCGTGAATTTGTTGAGGAGGCTTTTAATTTTGCAGGGTTTGGTTCCGAGAAGTGTCGTTGGGAAGGCCGTGGAGTTGATGAAAAATATTACCACGGAGATAAGGTGCTGGTGCAGATCAACCCTGAATTCTATCGTCCTGCTGAAGTAGACCTCCTTTTAGGAGATTCCTCATTAGCAAGAAGAGAGCTTAACTGGAACCCTCAGACTGATTTTCTAGAATTAGTCAGAAAAATGGTTGCACACGATCTCAGGGAGTGCTAACCTAGATTCATGCCAAGAGGTAAAAGGGAATGTCCAAAGTGTTCTGCTTCATGTTCTACCCGCGCTTCAGTGTGTGAGTGCGGTTTTAGTTTTAAAAGCCAAAAAAAAATACCCAAAAAGCCTACTTATTTTAAAGAGAGGCAACAGTTTATAAGGAAGATGCTGAATGATCAGTCTTCTATTGACTATAAACTGGATATGATCGCAGCTACAAAGCTGTTCAAGCATTTCAAAAATGAGGTTGACTTTTTGCTGAAGGTTAAAGCTCCTTTCAAGTTTGATCGTTCAATAAAATATTTTTTATCCAAGGAGGGTTTAGATTATTTAGATAAAAAACATAAAGAGTTTCACTATAAGCCAAAAAACTCTGAGAAAATGGTTGACCAAAAGGTCAAATCAGGAGAGGATATGTTGATCGAAAAAAGAAAAACCCTGAGAGATTTTTTAGATGAGTAAGAAAAGTACGAAAGAAACAGTTGGGACTTCGGAATTCATGTCGAAGTTTTTTAAGAGCAATAAAGATTACCATTACAACTACGAAGAAACTGCGAAACCTTATGTGGTTTCAACTGGCTCTCTAATTCTGGATCAGTTTGTAGGTGGTGGTCTTGGAGCTGGACTCCAGCGTTTTATTGGTTGCAATGAGGGGGGCAAAACAAATGAAGCACTTCATGTTATGAAGAATATGCTTGAGACTGTAGAAAAAACAAAAGGTCTGTATATTAAAGCGGAAGGTCGTTTGTCAGAAGATATTCAAAAACGTTCTGGCTTGAAATTTGTGACCGACCCAGAAGACTGGGAATTGGGTAATTGCCTTGTTTGGGAGTGCAATATTTATGATGTAGTTTTCGATGGCCTTAGAGAACTACTAAAGAATAACCCAGATAAAGAAAAATTTTGCATTGTCATCGATAGTATGGATAGCTTGCTTCCTAAATCTGATCTAGAGAAGACCACCAGTGACGCAGCAAAAGTTGCAGCAGGTGCGTCTCTAACTTCAGATTTCCTAAAGCGAGTTAGTCTTGGTATGGGTAAGTTTGGTCATATGTGCATTATGATCTCTCAGGTTCGGTCAACTATTAAAACGAGTCAGTATGCGGCTAGTGATCCAAACAACCAAACTAATTCTAGCGGTGGCAATGCAGCTCTTCACTATCCAGACTGGATTATAAACTTCGAAAGAAGAAATCAGTCTGATTTGATTTTACAAGATCAAAAAGCAAGACCAAGCCCAGAGAATTCTATCATAGGCCATTATGCGAAAGTTCATATTCAGAAGTCTACGAATGAAAGCACTGGGATGCGTATCCGTTACCCAATCAAGCATGGTCGTACTGACGGGAAGTCTATTTGGATTGAGCGAGAGATTATTGAAATGCTTTTAATGTGGAACTTCATTGAGAAGGCTGGTTCTTGGTTCAAGATTGATGATGAGCTTATTAAGTATCTCGCTGATAGGGGAGTTGAAGTTCAAGAGAAGTATCAGGGAATGAAATCTCTCTATGACCTTTTGGAGAACAATGAAGAAACAGCCAAAGGAATGCACTTGTTTATTGCTGAGAATATTTTTGTATGATTTTTCTGACGACAACTGGTCGTGAACAGAAGCTGAAAAACTCTTCGAAATATTTAATCAACTGGGACGAGAAATGTCGTAGTAAAATCCAAAAAAGAGTAAAAGACCTTTTGCACTCACACTGGATCTCTGATATAGTTTTTGAAGAGTTCCCTGTTCTTGGGACTAGAATGACTATAGACTTCTACAACGCAAATAAAAAACTTGCAATAGAAGTCGATGGCAATCAGCATTACAAATATAATAAATTTTTCCATTCAAACTCTAGGCAGAATTTCTTGTCACAATTGCAGAGAGATGAGAAGAAGGAATATTTTTGCGAAATCAACAAAATTAGACTTGTAAGAATACTGGAGAAGGATACTCTCAATGAAGATCTGCTGAACAAGTTAGACGTAATATGAACTTTTTTGACAAAACAGACAATACCTTACCTCAAAGCATTCTTACTAAATTGTTCGACTGCACTGGCTCCCCAAGTGGAGGAAACAAAGGGTTCTTCCTATTTTACATAAATGAAGTTGGTCATCCTACTCTCTCGACTAAAACAGACAATACTTGTGTTGATATGGCTCTCTCTAAATTAGTCGAAATATCTCAACAGCAGGAGGTGAGCGAATGATAGCTAGCTTAGACTTAGAGAAGACGGTTTTAAAGGGACTTCTCCAACATCCCAATAAGTGGGCTGAAGCTTCAGTATTCTTAAATCAAAAAGATTTCTTTAGCGATGATTCTGTTGTAAACCTCTCTATCTTTAAACTCATCCGAAATGCTCTGGATAATGCAGAGACTATAGATGACACTATACTCATACCAAGGTTAGAACAACTCAAGGTTAGTTTCCCAGACAGCATCGATCTTCCAGAATACATACGGTCTTTGGTTTACCACAAGATAACCGAAGATATCTTTATTTCTTCGGTTAGAGAATTAAAGAAGTTCTCTGCTCGTAGAGAAATTTATCGTGCTGCGAAAGACGTTGCGTCTTACGTTAAGAAGGTAGACCCAAATCTCAAGTATTCAGAGATTATTGACAAGTCAGACGAAATTTATAACAAGAATATAAAAGAGTTTGAGTTCAATGATGAAGGTCCAATCAACCTATTCGATATTATGGAAGAGTTGGTTGAAGGCAGGGGGAACAATCCGATTGAAGAAGCTGGTCTAATGGGGCCGCACCAACGCATCAATGATATTTACGGTTCTCTACTTTTAGAAGGTAACATCTCTGTTATTGTTGCTCGCTCTGGTGTTGGTAAAACTCAGTTCTGTATGGACTATACAATTAGAACTGGAGCTAAATACAATATCCCTATTCTTCACTTCGATAATGGAGAGATGAGTGAAGAAGAGTTAACTCTTCGCCAGTGTTCTGCAATGACAGGTATACCAATTTATCTTTTGCAAAGTGGTAAGTGGAGAACATCTAGTTATAAAGACTGGACTGTAGAACAGGTTATAGGAAAAGTTCGTAGTGCTTGGCAGCAGATTAAGGAAGGTAAGATGAAATTCTATTACCAAAATGTTGCTGGTATGTCTGCTGAAGAGATGTGTTCTTATTTGAAAAGGTTTTATTACTCTAAAGTTGGTAGGGGGAATAAGATGATTTTTAGCTTTGATTACATTAAAACAGACTTTAATAATCTGGGTAAAAACGAAGGTTGGCAACAAGTAGCCTCAATGGTTCATTTGTTTAAACAAACGATTCATAGGGATTTGTGTTTTGATGGCAAACCTTGCGTCTCAATGATGACTTCTGTTCAAGCGAATAGGCTTGGGATAACAGGGAATAGGGGAGTAGATTCGATAGTCGATGATGAAAGCGTAGTCTCTCTTTCAGATGGCATCACTCAGTTTTGTTCTCATTTGTTTTTATTGAGGAAAAAAATACCAGATGAAGTTCATGAAGATGGAGATCGTTTCGGCACTCATAAGCTAGTTAACCTAAAGGCTCGGCACTTGGGTAAAGATGCCCTTCGTGCGATCAATCCTGTAGAAATGCCAGATGGCTCTAATCGTAAAAACTTCATCAACTTGAATATTGAAAACTTCAGGGTTGAGGAAAGGGGCGACCTTCAAGATGTTGTAAACTCTGCCAATAATATTGACGTTTCTTTGGAGACTAATGAAGAGAATGACGATATCCCAATGGTTCTTTCGCGATGACTGATTACAGATCTATTTTAGAGGACTTAGGTTATAAGCTAAAAGACCACGGCTCTTATTGGAGAACTAGTGCAGTCTACAGGTCTGGGGGCAATAATACTGCCCTTCAAATTTACAAAGACACTGGAGTCTGGAAAGATTATGTGGAGGATTCTATATTCCTTCCGTTTGAAGCGTTACTTCAAAAAACTCTCAATACAAACGATAAGAATGTTTTAAGTTCTTATTTAAAGACTGATGGTGTAAATATATATGAACGCACCAAAAAAAAGCATCTTTTGAGTGAGGAAAAAACATACCCAGACACTTGTTTGAATAGGCTATTGCCTCATTATGATTTTTATTTTAATAGAGGAATCTCAGAAGATACTCTCAAAAAATTTAAATGTGGGCTAGCTATGTCTGGCAAAATGTATCAGCGAGTTATATTCCCTATCTCACGCTCTGATGGTAAGATACATGGGTTTTCAGGTCGCAAGGTAACAGATGACCCTAGACCTAAGTGGTTACACAATGGGCGTTGTTCAGACTGGTTCTATCCTTACTATACTATAGATGATGTTGCTGCTGCAATTCAGGAGCATCGTTGCGTATATGTCGTAGAATCTATTGGAGACTGTATTTCTTTGTTTGATGCTGGAGTCAAAAATGTTCTTGTTTCTTTTGGGTTGAATATTTCGCCAAAGTTTATTTCTAAACTACATGGCTTGCCTTTGGATAAAGTCATCATTGCTTTTAATAATGATTTTAATTCAGGTTCCAACAGAGGATTTGAAGGTTCGATCAAGTCTATATTTAAACTCTGTGATCAAATTGATTTTGACAAAGTATTCTTTTCTCCTCCTCCAGAAAATGACTTTGGGGACATGAGCGAGAAGCAAATACATAAATATGTTGAATATTGTGCGTCGATTCAGCATAATGAATCGATGGCTAACGTTATTGATTTCGCCAAAGAGATGAATAAGCGAGGAGTCAACAAAACTTTCTCTAGTAATTTGAGAAAGCTTGAAAAGAAATTCGACTTCCATTATGGAGAAATCTGAAAATAAGCCCTTATCAGCATCTCGCATCAAAACGATGCAAACCTGCACTTGGCAATATTGGGCGAAGTATCACTTGCGTTTGCCAGACAAGTCTAATCACGGCTCTCTTCGTGGAACCATTTGTCACGCAGTATTTGAGAATCTAGGAAATCCTCGTCATAGAAAGCACTATAGAGCGATTATAAAGGCTCAAGATATAAATGTCAGTTCTTCGATCAAGAGAATGGTGGAAGCTTATGCCAAAAAGTATGAGATAGACGATTTCGAAAATATGGATTTGATCAACAAGATGACAGTTGAGGGTCTAAATTTTGATTTCTTTGGAGACACAGATAGTAAGCCCACAGAATCCATCTCTGAGAAAGATTTCGATATATCTGTAGCAGATGGAGATAAAAACTATAGAATCTTAGGATTTATTGACAAACTCTTTTTGTTCAAGAGGAGGAAGACTGCTATCATTAGAGACTTTAAAACTTCTAAAAGTATTTTTGAGGGCAAAGAGTATTCGGACAATATGCAGGACTACATGTATTGCCTTGCGGTAAAATATCTATACCCAGAATACCTAAAACGCAAGATGGAATTTTTATTTTTAAAATTTGACCTTGAAGGGGAAGGTTGTTTGGAAATGCAACCACTAGACGACTTAGATTTAGAGGGCTTCGAATACTTCTTAACTGACATCCAAAAAGTCATCAATAACTTTAATGAAAAAACAGCCGTAAGTGGACTTGCTTGGGACAAGGGATACCCTGCAAAAGAAGATGGGTTTGCGGGTAAGATTGTTTGCGGTAGGGCGACTTACGTTGGTCAGTTAAAAAAGAATGGAGACTTGATGTGGCATTGTCCGTTTAAGTTCCCATTTGATTATTATCATCTACTTGGCGACAACGATAAGTTCATTAAATCCTCTTATGTCAAAAAAGACTTGCAATACATGCTCGACGAAGGAGTGGGAACTCATATCGAAAGCAAAAAATATTCAGGATGCCCTTCTTTTTCATTTGACAAGTCGGTAGATCTTATTTAGGATCTAGCCATGGTTCCTCTTTTTAAGAGTCAATTCAGTGTAGGAAAGTCTATCCTCACCTCAGAGAAAATATTAGACATAGCTAAAATAAACCAATTAGAAAAGGTTGTTTTATTGGAGGATACTTTTTATGGGTTTAGGGTATTCAATAAGCTCTTTCAGGAGGAAGGAATCCCTCTTGTTTTTGGATTGAGAATATCTGTTGTTAATACGGATGGAGATTTTAATGAAAAACCTAGCAAGCTAGCTATTTTTGCAAAAAATAATCAAGGAATACAAGATTTAAAGAGGATATCTTCTAATGCAGCTTTGAATGATCGGAACTCTCTAGTCTTGTCTGAATATGGCGAAAGTGATTTTGAGAATCTAAAGGTTTGCGTCCCCTTCTACGATTCTTATGTATTTAATAATTTATTCCACTTTGGGCTATCCCACATAGATATTAAACATTTAGATCCAGTTTACTTTATCGAAGATAATAATCACCCATTTGATTTCCAAATCAAGTCTGTTATTGACAATCTGGGAGTAAAAACTCAAACTGCAAAAACAATCCTCCACCACAACAAAGATGAATTTGAGGCTTTGCAAATGTATAAGGCTTCTTGTAGTAGATCTCAAGGACGAGCGCCTACTTTTCAAAGACCAAACTTAGACCACTTCTGTTCAGATAATTTCTGTTGGGAGTCTTATAAAGATGTTACCGTATAATCAAAAATATTTAGTATTCGATACTGAGACGGAGGGTTTGAATCTTCATTCTTCTCGCACTTGGCAAGTCTCTTGGCTTATATGTCAGGGAGGTAGGGTTTTGAAAGAAAATGATCGGTATATAAACCACAACAATCTACAGATAAATTCAGTTGTAGCTAAATTAACGGGTTTTTCTTGGGAAGAATATGATCGAAGGAAGGAGCCTTTGAAAAATGTCTGGTCTGATTTTAAAAAAGATTTATTCAATCCTGAGTATAAGGTTGTTGGTCAAAATTTATTAGGTTTTGATGTTTATATGGTAGCAGCGATGCAAAGAGCTTTGGGTGAGATCCCAGACTATAGTTACTTAGAAAGAATTTACGATACTAGAGCTTTCGGCAAGGCTTACAGGGAAGATCTTGGCAAACCCAAGAAGGATTTATTGAGTTGGCAGTATAAGATAATTCATGACCGATCCCTCAAGGCGAGAGTTTCTCAAAATCAGTTGCTCAAATTCTTCGGTATAGAATTTGAGGAAGATAAACTGCATGATGCCTTATATGATAACAAGATGTGCTTTAAGGTTTTTTCTGCACTTAAAAAAGAAATGAATTTGTGATGTTTGAAGATTTTTCTATTTATGATGATTGTGAGCCGCTTGGTGTGGAATTGCCAAAGACTTCAGTGAGCGAAACTGTTTTGAAGAGCATCGACCTTGATAAAAAAAGCTCGACTAAAGAGATCATGTATGAGCTTGCTCGTAAGGGTTTACGAGACAAGGGCATTACAAACTTTAGTAATAAAAAAGAATATTTTGATAGGACTATACAAGAGCTAGAAACTTTCGAAGAGCTTGGGTTTACAGATTATATTTTGTTGAACTGGGATGTTCTAAACTTCTGTCATGAGAATAAAATTCCTACTGGAGCAGGTCGCGGCTCCGCTGCTGGGTCTTTAGTTTTGTATTTGCTTGGGGTCACTAATATTGATCCTATCCCTCATAATTTGTTCTTTGAACGTTTTGTATCAAAGAGTCGTGCTAAAAAAGTTTACGATAAACGAAACAAAGAGTTCCTTGTTGGTAGTCTTCTTCCTGACGTTGACTCAGATATTAGTTACGATCAGAGGCAAAAAGTGATTCAATATATTGAAAAAAAACATGAGGGCAGGACAGCAAAGATCTTAACCTTCAACACTTTTAGTTCCAAGCTTTGCATCAGAGAAGCCACTAAGTATTTTGATGAAGCTAAGGAAGACCAAGCTAATTCGGTTAGTGACATGATCCCCAAGCTTCATGGTAAGGTGTCCTCTTTAGAGAGCGCGAGAGAAGAGAATGAAAGGTTTGACAGTTGGGCAATTAAACATGATAGGACTTTTGTCAATGCTAAGAGGATTGAGAATCTAATTAAAAATACGGGTGTTCATCCATCTGGCATTGCTATTTGCTCACAATCAATCGGAGATGTTGTGCCTCTTCAAAAGACCAAAGATGGAGACTTGATAACAGGCTATAACATGCATGATGTCGCTGACCTTATGGTTAAGTTCGATATTCTTGGACTAAGAACACTTACAATCGCTCACAGAACTTGTGACAAAATTGGGATTAGCGTAGATGATATAGATGCTAATGACTCATTCATATACGATAAACTTCAAAGTTACAACCACCCAGAAGGTCTTTTCCAAATCTCTGCGGATACTAACTTTAGGGTTTGCCAAGAAGTTAAGCCAGATAATCTAGACGAGCTTTCTGACGTTGTCGCTCTGGCTCGCCCCGCTGCCTTGCAATTCGTTGCTGAGTATTGTAACCAGAAGATGGCTCCTTCTGATTTGAATCTTCACCCAGAGTTAGATAAGATTCTTTCTTGGTCTAAAAATGTTATCTTGTACCAAGAGCAGTTGATGCAAATTGCTCACAAGGTGTTTGGGTTTACACTTGAAGAGGCTGAAACACTTAGGCGTATCGTTGGTAAGAAGAAAGTTGATGAGATGCCAGCATGGGAAGAAAAAATTTATACTGCTGGAGAAAAGCTTGGTCTTGGAGAAGAGATTTGTAAATTCTACTGGGACGCTCTTGATGCTTCTGCGAACTATTCCTTTAATAAGTCCCACAGTTTTGCTTACGCTGAATTAGCAGCGAAGACTGTATACTTAAAATACAAATACCCTAGAGAGTTTTTCTTATCTGTTCTTGAGTCTTCTGAGTTCGACCCAGATCCTTTGGGAGTTGTCTCTTCTGTCCATCAAGAGTTAGACTACTTTGGTATTAAATTACTTCCCCCGAATTTATTTAAATCGAAAATGAATTTTTCTATTGAGGGAGATGATATCAGATATGGTCTAAATGGCATTAAAGGCATTTCCTCTAAATCTAAAGAGGGTCTTTTGTCTTTCAAAGGGTCAGATGGTTTTGAAGGTAAGTATGATGTATTCGCTGCTGCAAAGAATTGTGGCATTAACATTTCGGTATTAGCTGCTTTGATCCAAGCAGGAGCTATGGACGAGTCTACAAACAAAAGAGGAAGACTAGTTTTAGAGGCTCAAGCTTTCAACATCTTGACAGATAGGGAGAAGAGAAATTTTAATCTATTTAAAGAGAGGTTCGGCGATGATATTCTAAAAGCAATATCAGAAGTGATGAGGGTAAATGCTGTTGCTGATGATGGCCGTCCAATAATGAAGGAGTCTAGGTTTGAGACTTTTAAGAGGAACTTCAAGAACTATAAAGAAATTTTTGACAAAAATAAGCCATTCCAGAAGTTTTGTAATTGGTGGTATGAGAACACTTTGCTGGGCTATAGTTACTCTTTCGATTTGAGAGATTGCTTCGAAGATGAATTTGGCTCCATGAGCTGTTTAAGAGACGTAGATGAAATCTCAGAAAGAACAAGCTTCAAGGTGGTTTGCCAAGTAAAAGATTTTTTTACGAACATATCTCAAAGCGGTAATAAGTATATGATGATTCATGGTTCTGACAATACAGGATCAGCTAAATTCTTAATTATGGATAATTCTAGATCAAGCACTCTCTCTGATTTTCTCTCACAATACAAAATATCAAAAGATTGCATTTTGGTCTTGAACGCCAGCAAGGGTCGTGGTACTAGTTTTGTGAACTCAGCGAGGGTGGTCGATACAAAGATTATGATGAAGCTGAAAGATCTGAATAAAAAATGATTGATTTAACTTTTACTCCTCAAATTAGGTCTGTATTCGAAAAGTCTCGTGACTTGTCTCTTGATTTGAAGAGGAACGGTGTGGATATGGACATATTCTTCCACTGTTTCATTCATGACCTTAGTTTGTCTTGTCAGACTATACTGGATAAATATAGATGCCTCAATGCCTTGAAATTGGCCTCTAAGAAGGTTATGTCCGAGAAGAAAGAGACTAAAGTAATTTCTAAGAGATACACCCCCAAGTTAAATAAATTTATTGAGTATTGTGAAATAACGCAGTTGGAGTTTTTTGGAGGAGATTATATTTCGCCAGAAATAATCCTTTTAAACTTTCTTAATGAAGACTATACTCCCAAGGCTTTTTCTGAAGTTTTAGATCAGGACATACATACAGATTTGGTTTATGATATATCAAAGTTTTGTCGGGACGAGGATGTTGAAGAAGAGATACAAGATGGTTCATGGGAATCTCTTTCCAAAGATGTCACAGAAGATTGGATAGACATGTTTGATGAAAACCCAACTCTTGATCAGTTCGCAGAAAATTTAAATTTGAAAGCTTCCCGCCAAGAGTTTGATAAAATAGTAGATTTTGATGATAAAATATCAGAGATAGCCACCATCCTTTGTCGGAAGAAAAAGCCAAATGCAATTTTAGTGGGACCAGCGGGAACTGGTAAAACATCTTTGATTGAAGGATTAGCGTCTCAAATCGTCAATGGAGAAGCTCCAGAGCTTATTGCTAATAAAGTGATCTACTCTCTTAGCTTGTCTAGTATGGTTGCTGGAACGCAGTATCGTGGTCAGTTTGAAGAGAGGTTGGAAAAGTTTGTGGATGAAATTAAGAAGTACAATAATATTATTTTGTTTATTGACGAAGTCCATACTCTTGTCGGGGCTGGAGGAACTACAGAAAATTCTTTAGAAGCTTCTAATATACTCAAGCCTGAGCTTGCTCGTGGTACTATTAGTTGCATTGGAGCTACCACAATTAACGAATATACAAACACGATTAAAAAAGACTCTGCTTTAGATCGTCGTTTTGAAAGAGTGGTCATCAAAGAGCCTTCCAAGTTCCAGATGAAGGAGATCCTACCTACTATAGCTTCTCACTACGAAGACTTTCATGCGGTAAAGTATACTGAAGATTTTATTGATCATGTTATTGATTTCTGTGAGAAATATATCCCCAATAAATTTTATCCAGATAAGGCGATTGATGTGATTGATCATTGTGGAGCGCAAGCTAAAGTTTCTCACTGGGGAAGCGATAGCTCATTAAAAGACTTGCGGAAAGAAATAGAAGATAGTGATGTAGATCTTGCCTCAACAGAATCGTTATTGTCATTTGTAACAGGGAAATTATCAGATTGGTCTGAAAGTAAGGATGTTGAAGACCCAAATGTTACAATAAAGCATCTTAAAGATTTCTTTTCAAAGAAAGAGAACCCTCTTAGGAAACCAAAAAATTTATCTGACCTCTCTACGGGCTTGAAGAAAAAGCTTATAGGTAATAACAAGGTTATCGATTCTCTTATTGGATCGATCTCTCTATCTAATTACGGGATGCATAAAAAAGGGGCAGCTCCTAGTATTTATTGTATCACTGGAGTAGAGTCTAGCGGCAAAAGCTTTTTCTGTTCAACTTTGAAGGATTCTCTTGAGAAAAGTGGGATAAATGTGCTGAACTACAGCGGAGTCCATTTTTCTGACGAGTTTGCTAAGTTCAAAGTTTTGCCAGAAGTGATGAACAATACTTCTCTATGTGAGAAGATCAATATCCACCCCAATAGTGTTATTATTATTGATGACTTTCATAAACTACACCCCTCTGTAAAGACCATATTTGCTCAAATATTAAAGGATGGCAAGCTCCAGATGTCAAATGGTGACCTAGCAGACTTCTCTAACGCTAAAATATTTGTGACAAGTGGAGTAGAGAATGCAGTATCAATGGGCTTTAATTCAGAAGAGGATTCTCCAACTTCATCTATTTTTAAAGAGTTATTATCTCTAGTTGATTGCAACTTAGTATTAAATGAGGTTCGTAAAAAAGACATATTCAGAATCCTATACCACAAGCTACAGAAGATTAACGAGGATTTGAGATTGAGCGATATAGAGGTTGTGTTTACACTGAGTTTCCTAAAAGAATTCGCTCGTTCTTCAAAAAATTTGGTGGATTTCCAAGATCGTTTTGATAACCAGATTAATAAGTTCATATGCCAAGAGTTGACGGGAAATGCCTCAAAAATAAATTTAGCCGAAATGAGCTTTCTTAGTTGATAAAAGCCCATTCCCCCTTACAATAATGCGATTATGAAATTAAACAGGAAGCAGCAAACTGCACTTAATGTTATTCGCGGAACTCGTGGCCGTTTCTTTGGTCTTCGGACCTCTCAGGGAGAGACTTTTAACGCTCAATTCCGTGGCGAGACGGACAGCTATATCCAAATATTTGACCGCAATAATGGTCTTCTTCGTCGTTTCGCTAAAACAAGTCTTGACAAAGTCTCATTTGGCAAGTAATGAGTGGTTCTACCTCAAGGTATTTGAGAAACTTGATTTCATTTCAAGCAGACCCAATCATGAAAAGAGTTTACAAGCGCCTTAAGAAGCGCTATACTGAACTTCCTCACAATAAAAAGCATTTAATTAAATCTTATATTAATCTATGAACGAAAATAATACATCCAGTGAATGGTCAGAGCGTGAAATCGGAGCCTTATGGCGTAAAGGTGGCGATAAGCCATTTTATTCTGGCAACCTCACAATCGGAGACGAAAAAGTTGAAATCGTAATCTTTAAGAACAAATTTAAAGAGAAGGATACTCAGCCAGATCTTCGCATTTATAAAAGTAAAGCCTTACAGAAGTAATGGCTCCAGAGCAAGAACAAGAGCTTCATGCAGCTCTTGTGAATCATATTACAAGCAACTTAACTTTCGCAGAGTTAATAGATATAATCTCTACTTTAGTCAAAGATGAGGTTGATCGAAAGTTTGAAAATATGAGTGAAGAAGAAAAGCTTCAAAGTTATAATGAAATTTTTAAAAAAGAAGTGTAACATCATTTGATGGAATACGATTTTTCTAAAGAAGCTAAAGAATTTCTTGATTCTCAAGCTGCCAAAAAATCTGGGCCTGAAAGTGGAGCGGAAACTCCAGCGGAAACTCCAGCGGAGCCTAGTGAACGCGAAAAAGGTTCTAGCAAGAACAAGAAAGGCAGTGCGGGTAAAGATGGAAAGAAAATAGCCTTCTCAGAAAAAGTTGTTACTGCTCTAAAAAATAAAGTTAAGGAGCATAACGCAAAGCATTCTAAAAAGGTTTCGCTTACACAACTTAAAAAAATATACCGCAGAGGTGCGGGGGCATTTAGTTCTAGTCATCGCGTTGGAAAGACCAGAGGTCAGTGGGCGATGGCTAGGGTTAATATGTTTTTAAAAATGGTGAGTGGAGGCGAAGTCAAGAAGTCTTACCGTGCAGCAGATCAAGATGTTGTCGAGGGTTCAGAAGAATACTACCTAGAAGAAGAAAATCTGGCTTTTGTATGCTTTGATGAATTGGATTTCGCTTTAGCTCGTTTTGATCTTCAAAGAGTTGATGCTTTAGAAGAATCAACTCAAGAGATCGAAGATCTTGAGTATACAGAAGCAGAGAAAAAAACTTTAAATAAGCCTTTCCGTTTAAAGGATGGCAAGAAGAAGTTTGGCGTTTATGTGAAGAATCCAAAAACTGGCAATGTCATTATGGTCAAATTTGGTGATCCCAATATGGAGATCAAGCGTGATGACCCAGACCGTCGCCGTAATTTTCGCGCTCGCCACAAGTGTGACACAGCTAAAGACAAAACTACTCCCCGCTACTGGAGTTGTAAATTTTGGTCTAAAAAGCCTGTTAGCTCAATGGCTTCTGAAGAAGTTATCGCTTGGGACGATAACGAGCAGTTCTCTCAGTGGTGCTGGAACGATGAGTCTTTTGCAGAGCATCAAGATTTATTGAATGGATATCCATTCTTAGAATCAGTAAAAAAAATTGTAGAAGACGAAGGCGAACTTTAATATAATACCTTTGTGAAAAGGGTATTAGTTACTGGTAGCGAGGGTTTTATTGGCAAGAATCTCTGTCCTTATCTTGAGAAAAGAGGAATAGAGGTAGTCCCTTACGACATTAAGTTCGGGGCTGGTTTGCCTCCTTTGAATGGTATTGATGCGGTCATCCATCTTGGAGCTAATTCAAGCACTACGGAAACCGACTTAAAAAAGATTTTAAATGAGAATTTTATATTCTCTGGCACACTTTATCAATTGTGCGCGAATATGGATATTAAATTCCAATATTCTAGTAGTGGCTCTGTTTATGGGGCAGCAGAGACTTTTGAAGAGGATCAGTTCTGCGTCCCGCTAAATCCTTATGCTTACAGCAAATATATGTTTGACAACTGGCTCTTGAATGAGCATCATCCCCATCAAGGATTTCGTTATTTTAATGTGTATGGCCCACATGAGGAACACAAAGGAGACCAAGCTAGTCCAATAACTAAATTCATTAAACAAATCCAAAAAGATGGTGAGATCAAAGTATTTAGAGGAAGAGCTAGTAGAGACTTCGTGCATGTGGAAGATGTTTGTGAGGTTCATTATAGGATGCTCCATCATGATAATTCTGGCATCTTTAATGTTGGCACTGGCAACTCCGTATCTTTTAAAGCTATTGCTGATAAAATGGCAGAAAACTCTGGGGCAAAAGTTAAACAGATTGCGATGCCAGAAAAACTGAAAGGGCAATATCAAAAATTCACTCAAGCAGATATTACAAAGCTCACATCCGTGATTGGAGTGATGGAGTGGAAACAAGTTTTGGAGTGTATATAGATTAAGAATAATGTCTTTAATTAAAACTTTAGCTCAAAGCCTTAAATTGTACCTTGAATTAAGGAATAAATTGGCTTTCTTTGAAATTAAAAATAACCATAGAAAGATAAAAGATGAACTCATTAATGAAATTGAAGAACTACGGGCTGCTGGTGATAGTAACTCCTCTGATCGCGCTGACCTCTTGCGGAAGCGTCTCAAATCCGAAAACGACGACTTTGAACATATATCAGCCGTCTTCATTAAAGCTCAAGGCGGGTCAACCAATTCAGACTGAAGAGGGGGTTTACACCCCTCAGACGGATGAAGTTTGGCATTCAGATGTTCGTTACAGGAAGCTGGAGCGAGAACTTTTTGATTAATTAAATCTAGTTCTCCGTCTTAATAGTAAAATTATAGGCAAGGCAACCACATATTCATAGACAAAAACTTTTTTTGGTGTAATGTATTTTACATGGATTTTAAAAATCTTATTAGAGAGTTTTTAGATGGTGGTTGGGTAATTCCTGTGATTGGGGCATCTGGCATGATCGCTCGGATGCTTACATACAAAGGGAATGTTTCGATAAGATCTTTTTTTGGTAATGTCTTGGCTGCTGCTATATTATCTGGCATTCTATGGTTTGTTTTGCAGGATGCGCCTATAAGTGATTTTATTAAGGCTATTTCTTATGGTGTTGTTGGAGTAGTAGCCCCAGAGATAATCAATGGAGTAATCGTTTTAGCAAAAAAGTTTGAGAAGAATCCTGATAAATTCTTAAAAAAATAGGAAATTAGTGTAACATAAAACAATGGCTGGGACAAAATATGATATCGTTATTGAGCAGGGCGCTTGTCTCGACATTCCTTTAACTTTAAAGGATGACTCTAATACGGCCTATGATTTAAGGACGGATCAGGTTTATTTGACTGGAGTTATTTACCGTGATTACGATCAGGCGGTTCAAGCAACTTTCACTTATTCTGAAACTGATGCTATTAATGGTGCTGCCAAAATGTCTTTGAGTAGTTCTGATACTCAAGCTATGGAACCAGCTTATAGTTCTTACGATATCTTTTTAATTAAATCTGATGGTTGTGTTGACAGGTTGTTATATGGAATGGCGACTATTAGCGGAACCTCCGTTCCTCTTCCATGAGTATTAATGTAACAGTCACAGAGACTCCAAGTGTAGACTTGTCGATATCTTCTTCGACGGGGCTGAATGTAGGTGTTGGTGGAACATCTCACGATTCTCTTGTCGGAATTCAAGGGGGGGATACAGGCGAATATTATCACCTTACTTTAGGACAATATAATCAAATAGGTGGTGATCCAGATGCCTTTGTAAATATTACAGGCTCTGAGACAATAAGTGGAGTCAAGTCTTTTGAATCTGGTTTTATTGTTAATGCTGGTGGGCAAGATATCTTTGTTACAGGAGATCTTGATGGCTCGGAAAGGAAGCTTTATATTGATGCAGATGCTCTTATCGTTGGAGATAACGCAGTAAACTCACTAAATTCTGCTGCTATATTAGGTAGTGGTAACCAAATTTTTGGTGATTATGATATTATAGCAGGAGGTGAATTAAATGCTATTAGTGGAGATGATTACTCTGTTATTATCGGAGGCAGATCTAATTTAATAGAATTAGGGGGATTAGGTTATAATACAATAAATGGCGGTACATCACACTCTATTAAGCAGTCTACAGCTTCTTTAGTGGATGGAGGTTATGATAATGACATCTTAGGAGCTTCTAATGCAGTTATTGTTGGTGGACAAAGTAGTAATATTACTAGTGGTACTATAGCTCCTGATCATTCCATAATTTTAGGTGGTGAGAATAACAATATTCAAGATGCATCTAATGCTATTGTTGTTGGTGGTGCTAATAATTTTGCTAGTGGGTCTTTTTCTACGGTTATGGCTGGAAGAGGTGGTAGGGCAATACATCAAGGCTCAATGGTTTTAGCTGACGGTAAATTGGGTAGAATTAAAACTTCTTTCGCGGAACATGGTTTGACAATTGATTTCGCAAGTGGGGTAGATGTGCCAACAGGTAATTTAGCGGTAGCAGAAGACATAACTATGGGTGGAGAGACGGTGGCTACGAGAACTTGGGTTCAATCTCAAGAAACTAGCCAGAGGTTCGATACAGTTTTGCCTTCTGGGATAGATGAGACAGGAATAGAATTCAGCACTGCATTTTCTTCTGCGCCAATGGTTCAATGCGAATTACAGCTACCAAGTGGAGGAGAAAGAACTTACTTTTTAGCAGTGAGAGACATAACTACTACTGGTTTCTTCGTAGAATTTTCAGATAATATCGGTACAGGGTACATATTACAAACTAGATCAATCCCAAATACATAATGGCATTAGAAGTAAAATTAAAGAATTTGGTTGTAGAGACTCTTAACACAGAGAATGTCTCTAAAACTATTTTTGGAGATGGGTCTCAAAATGCGAATCTTGATTCTCAACAGAGCCAGTTTATAATTTCGAACGGGTACTTTTCTACAGCTGGAGATGCTCAAAATGCAATTTTTCTTTTACGAGGTTATTCTACAGACGCTTCAGAAACCGAATTATTTTTAGATGGTACTAATGCTAGATTTGTTTTGGAGGATAACACCTCTTACTTCTTTAATTGCCAGTTTATAGGGAGAGCGCAAAATGGAGACACGGTAGTCATGCATGTTAATGGTGGGGCTAAAAGGGGCAGTAGCGCGAATACAGTAAGTTTATTGGGAGTGCCTCATAACCATATTATTCATGATGAAATTGGGGTAGGGGAGGTTAAATTTGCAGTGAGTCCTTCGAATGGCTCTTTAAAGTTTCATGCGAAAGGGAAAGCTGCTACGAATATTCGCTGGTTGGGCAAGGTCGATTTAACTCAATTGAAGTATTAATTTTCTGATTTGTCTTTTATTGTGTAACTAGATTTAACTAGTTACTCACCATGGCGAATAATACAGCGACCAATATAATTTATAAAGGCCAACTCGACGGCACTCAGGTAAACTTCGAAACAGGCAACCTGACAGACATATCAACTTTTACTGGAGACGTAAGGGGGGTAGCGATACAGGACTCCATTACAGATGGGGTTACTGATATAGGAGCATCTCAAGATGCAATTTATTCAATGTCTGGGTATCTGGCAGCAAACGCACACCCATCTGTTACTCCAGCGTCGAATGTATCTATTAATAACTCAAGTGGTACGGTTCTTCAAGATGCTACCTTCGCTTTCGATACTGATGGTCATGTTACTGGTTCTGCATTTGTATCTAAAGACTTAGATGACATTTACTCCACTCACAATCAGGTTAGTTCTATTTCGGGGGATTTAAATGCAAAAATTTTCAGCAATGACGGTGAATTACAGACTCTTAGGGATGCTACGGGCTATATAAGTGGGCTGATCTCCTCTAATGATACAGAACTTACGGTTTTAAGGACTGCTACTGGTTATATAAGTGGGCAAATCGCCTCTAATGACACTGAACTTGGAATCTTAAGGACTGCTACTGGTTATTTAGAAAATGAGATTGACTCTCTCCAAGCTGTTTCAGGATCTTTCCTAAGCCTTAATTTAGATAATGTCACTGACGTTAATGCTGTTACAACCAATGATATTACTGTTGGTGATATTCGTGTTGATGGCGGTACTATTACAGGTCCAGCTACAATCACGATTGATCCAGACGCTGCTGGTGCAGACGGAAAAGTTATTATCGCTGGAAACCTTCAGGTTGATGGCACAACAACGACCATTAATTCTACAAGCGTCCAAATTGATGATCTTAGCTTAGTTCTTGGCACTGGTGTGCCTAATGCTGCGGCTGCTGATGGTGGAGGTATTATCATTGATGGAACTGGGGCCGCGAATGTTGCTGAGTTTACTTTTGATGGCACGAATAATCGTTGGAAAACTAATGGCATAGACATTGCTGCTGATCTTGCAGGTACTGCTTCTAGTGCAGAGGTTTGGGCGACTTCACGCACAATTACTCTTGGTGGAGATCTTACTGGTAGTGTTTCATTTAATGGTGGGGCTGATGAGACTCTGACTACAACAATTGCGGCTGATGCGGTGCAAGCAGTCCATCTAAATGATGATATTGGAGGTGATAATATCACTATTACTGACGGAGAAATTAGTGTCGCTGATGGAGATATTAGAGCAGCAGTTTTCCCTAGTTCTAGTACTTTAAGTATTGGTAAAGCCTTAATATCAGACGCTAATGGTAAAGTTGTTGCTTCGGCAATTGGCTCTTCAGAATTAGACCATCTTGACGGCATTGATACTAACATCAAGGCGGGGCTGGATGCCAAAGCTCTTAAGACAATAACAGTGACTGGTTCTGCCGGTTTAACTGGAGGAGGTACTCTTGCCGCTGATAGATCTTTCTCTACAACCGCTGATCAAGGTCATCTTGATTCGATAGAGCTTGGTACGTCTAACACAACCGCCAGTAATGTAATTACTAAAGGGGGTGTTCTGATTTTACGAGGTACTGGTAATAACGGTATAACAACTTCAGGTTCAGATGGCAATGCTGTAGCTTTAAATGATAAGACTACAGTTTCTTTCGAAGGAGTTGTCCAATCCATTGATACTGCTCAAGATGCAGATAACGGGACTTATGTAGCGATGTGGAAGATACAAGGTGCTATTCGTAGGGATTCAAATAGTACGGATATGTTGTCCTCCTTTGTCACTAGTACCTTTGCTGGGTCCAACGCTTCCTCTTATTGTTTAGATGTCAGCGTTAATGGTAATGGATTGAAAATAGCAAACGATCAAACAACATCTACTTTAGTTACCTCTGCTACCATTAATTACAACTGGGTCGAAGATACTTCAGCTTAATAAATAAAATAAATACTAAACCTGCTCCAATTAAACTTGGGGCAGGTTTTTTTTCTGCATTTGTTGTTAAATAGTGTAACAGAATGTATAATTCTTTAATATGTCTGAGTATTTCGTAGGAACAACAGGAGTAAATAGCCAAACCACCTTCGAATCTTTAACGACTTCTGAAGTTCTGGATGATTTGCAGTTAAATACTACAGATTCTCCGACATTCGCCGATGTAACCGCTAATGCTTTTTACGGCGATGGCAGCAACCTAACAGGTTTATCCTCATCAACTGACAATACTAAACTACCACTGGCAGGTGGTACGTTGAGTGGGGATTTAACAATAAATGGAGATGTCACGTTGGGCGGTACAGCTAAAAAGCTTATTGTACCTTACAAAAGAGTGGTAAATTTACCAGCAATAGGCACTAAGATGCGTATTCTGACATTGAGTGATAGCACTTTTATCAAAGTATTTATTATTTCGTCCGAGAACGGTTACGTGGAGCCGATAGAACTGGATATCCACTACAAGAGTTCCAGCGTCGGATCTCCTGTTATTCACAGGGTTAACAATTACACTTGGCATGCTCATAGTAATGATATTGCTTTTAGTTCTGATTCTAATGGCCATGTCTACATGGAGAAACTCAGTCATACTACTGGAAGAACTGTAAGGGTTCATATCATAGAACAATATCAAGGGTCTGCGAGTTTATTAGACGGTAGCACAACCACCACAGCTAATACAGGTTCTGATGAGTCTAACATAGGAAAGTTCGGCACTATTACGGCTGGAACATGGAATGGTGGGGTTATTGCCTCTGCTTACCTTGATACTGACACAGCTCACCTTACTGGGACTCAGACGTTTACTGGAGCAAAGACATTTGGGAATATCACTTCTTCTGGTGGATACAAAGCGAATATAGCTGAATCATCTGACGCAGATAATATTACAAGTAATAATATTAAGTATGGCTATTTAGCTAATGCAGCTTCCAATAAGCCTGTTTCTGGCAACTCTCAGTATGCATCTGTTGGTAATATTACATTAACGCACTATGATGCGGCAGCCAATGATGATTTTTATATACGAGCAAAGGCTTATAACGGGGATACCTCTTGGGCTAAAGTATTTACCGATCAAAACTCATCTGGTATTACAACAGTTGGAACGATTACTTCTGGAGGATGGAATGGTAGCGTTATTGCTTCCGCTTACTTAGACTCAGATACAGCTCATCTTTCTAATGACCAGATATTTAGTGGGGCTAAGACATTTAGTAGTGCATCAAAGTTTGCTAGTTTATGGAGTAGTTCTACTATAGAATCAAACTCTTTTTATGCTCAAAACAGCACAGATGGTTTTGCTTTTGGTGTAGGTACTGGTGTTTCAACTTGGTTTAGTTGGGATAATAATGCTGGATTAAAAAGAGCTATAGATGTTTGGAATGATGGTAGTAAAATTCTTTTGGGGAATGATGGCCATGATGTAGAAGTATCAAATGATTTACTTGTATCGCAATACATGTATCATACTGGCGATACTGATACGTTTATTAGATTCCAAACTAATGATATCAACTTAACCGCTGCGGGGCAAAACATGCTTCGTGTTGATGGAAATTCAGCACAAAAGACTGTTGTGGTTAACGAGGTTGGGATTGATGTTGACTTCAGAGTTGAAGGAAGCGGAGAAGCTAACGCTCTATTCGTAAGAGGTTCTGACGGCAACGTTGGTATAGGAGACGCAACCCCTTCTTACAAACTAGACGTTAGTGGAACATTAAGAACAACAAGTGCGGCATACTTTAATAACGATATAATAGTTAGTAACAACGCTATCATCTCAGGTAACCTCACGGTCAATGGTACTACAACAACAATCAACAGCACAACCGTTCAAGTTGATGATAAGAACATTGAACTAGGAACTGTTGCAACACCGACTGTCACTACCGCTGACGGTGGTGGTATCACGTTATTAGCGGGGAGTAATGAGGTAGATCATAAAACAATTAAGTGGATTAACTCTACTGATGCTTGGACATTCAGTGAGAGGGTTTCGATTCCTGTTGGTTCCGCTGCTTCACCTTCCTTAACATTTGCTGGCGATACTGACACTGGAATTTATAGATTTGAATCTAGCGGCGCTGACTTTTTAGGTATCACGACTGGGGGTGTTAAAAGAGCGCAGTTTAGTGGCGCTGGTATTTTTAGTAGTGCAAACGTTTATACTGCTGATACTAGTGAATTTAGAAACTATGGTGGCACATGGAAAGCCACTACTGGATTAACTGGCAACGGGTTCCAGTTTGTCAACTCAGTAGACGGTACAGCTTTAACTATTAGTTCTACTGGTGATACAGTTGCTTCAGGGACTGTTAAAGCAAGTTCTTATTTTCTTGGTAGTAGCACTGAAATATCATTAGCAACTACAGGTGCAGGAAGCGTCTTTTTAAGACCTAATGGGCAATCGACTTCTGGTCAAATGCAACTTGCATCAACAGGTAATGCAACTTTTGCAGGTAATGTAAGCGCTCCAAATCTTATAGCATCAACAGCCGTATATTCAGGCGGTATTGTTTATGGTGGTAATACATTAAATTTAAAAAAATCAAACGGAACTTCTTATGTAGATTTTGATACTAATTTAAACGCAACTTTTGCAGGTACAATAACATCAGCAAATATATTACCAATAAGTGACGCTGCTTATACAATAGGTGGTGGCTCTTCAAGTTTAAGATGGAACTATCTTTATTTAAACAATACATTAAGTATTACTGATGGTAATATAAATGCTGGTACTACTTTTGATTTCAATCAAGGTGCTAATTTTCTGGGTAATGTAAGTATTGCCGAAAAATTAATACATACTGGAGATACAAATACTTATATACAATTTCCGGCCACTAATGATAAAATTGTTTTTGCAACAAATGGAAGTGATGTTTTAACATTAGACGCTTCAAACACAGCAACTTTTGCAGGCAATGTTGAAATAGCGTATAACGGGATTGCTCTTGACATAGAAAACAGTTCGTTAAACGGTTCTGATACTGGCATTAGAATTAGAGGCGCTAGAAACGGTCAGAACTATGCTACCAACAGCATTACATCATACATACTGCTGTCTAATTATGACGATAACACTACTCCAAATAGCTATGATTTAGTTAAAATCGGAGCGGGTATGTATGACGCAAGTGATGATACTGGATACCTTCGTTTCGAGACGAACAATGGTACAGCATTAACCAAAGCTTTCGATATTGATAAAAATCAAGATGCTAAGTTTTATGGTGATGTAGATTCTGATGGCGACATTACTGCTTCGAACCTAAACGTATCAAACTGGAATACTGCGCACACACATACTTCAGCCACAAACAACCCACATAGCGTTACGAAAACCCAAGTTGGTTTAGGCAATGCGACAAACGAGAGCAAGGCTACGATGTTCGCCAGTCCTACATTTACGGGGACCGTTGGTGGTGTAACTAAAGCTCACGTTGGCCTAGGTAGTGTTACAAACGAGAGCAAGGCTACGATGTTCGCCAGCCCTACATTTACGGGGACCGTTAGTGGTGTAACTAAAGGTCACGTTGGCCTAGGTAGTGTCGCCAACGAGAGCAAGGCTACGATGTTTACGAACGCTGCTCTCACAGGAAATCCTACAGCAACTACGCAGAGTTCTAACGAAAACAGCACTAAGATAGCGACGACTTCTTATGTTAAAGCTCAAGGCTATATCACATCTGCTAATGGGGGTAATGCTGGTACGTTAGATGGTTATGATAGCACACAATTCTTAAGAAGTGATGCTAATGATACAATGGCTGGGACATTAACCTTCTCTGGTGCAAGCTCTCATATTGCGTTGCAAATGGACCATGTTGTATTTAAGAGGTTTGACGTTACAGTTAATGAAGGCGTTACTAATTCTACCACTGCATACTTATTGTTATGCCGGAATGCACCATATAATGATGTCAATGGTACTGTCACTATGGACAGGACAAGCGGATTAAGACACGCTTGCTCAGTAGATATAGTTGTTTCAGCAGGTACTGGGACAAACCCCGCAGGAACTTGTCGTTCAATTGGCACAGCAGGAGGTAGTTCTCCTAGTTATGAGTTAGTTACTCTTACATACAGTTCGAATTCTTTCATCGCATTAAAAATCACAAACCCAGATGCGTATTACGAAACATCTGGGCATTACTTTACAGGACGATTAGCTACTAGTGATACGACTAATGCGATGCAAATGATCGCTCCTGCTTCTGTCTCAAGTGTTTCCGGTTTTTCATCAAACCCATCTCATCAAATAGATGGTTATTCAATTTTCCATGATGGTTATCACCCGAATGCGGATATACTTACTACCACAAGAAACATCGCATTATCTGGAGATGTTACGGGGAACGTTAACTTTAACGGTTCTGCCGATGTTAGTATCGCAACAGCTCTCGCAGTTAATTCAGTTGGGTCATCTGAAATTGGACCTGATGAGGTTGGGGCCAGTGAGATTGCGGCTAATGCCGTTGGTGCTAGTGAACTTAATGTTAGTGGAAATGGGACCGCTACTCAGTATCTACGATCTGATGGTGACGGAACATTTACTTGGTTTACTCCACCGGACACGAATACTACGTACGATCTGTCTAGTTACGCTACGCAGTCTTATGTCGGGACACAGATAACCAATCTTATTGATTCATCTCCCGCCGCGCTCAACACACTTAATGAGTTAGCCTTTGCTCTCGGAGACGATGCGAACTTCTCAACTACTATTACGAATAGTATTGCTACTAAAGCCCCGCTAGCAACCACATTAAGTGGTTATGGGATTACGAATGGGATAAATTCAACTGAACCTAACGAACCATTCAATCCATTTGGAGGGCAAAAGTTTCATGATGGTGTGTTAACAAACGCATTAGTTGGTAGACACGATAGGTTTGTTGTAACTATTGATGGCACTACAGAAGCTGGCGCTTCTTGGAAACTATCTAACCAAAACTTTGAAGAGTATAATCAAAATAGATTATTTGGCACAAGCGCAGGTGAAACTAAAGTTTTTAATATAAACGTCCAATCTTTAGCTACTGGATCTGTTAATTCAAGCGGTATAGTATATTCCTCTGGGTTTTTTGATATAAACTTTTACTCAAGCCCTTTCCCTGCTTCATGGTCTGCAAGATGTAAAAAGAGCGATGGTACTTGGACAACTGTTAGTAGCCTTACTAAAATAGGTAACTCTAAACTTAGAGGCGTTATACCTTTTGGCAACTACTTAACTGATATTGAGTTTACTTTAGTAGCTAGAACTAGCGCTCCATTTGTAACTGGAAATATAACTTATGGGATATCTGAATTTGAACTGTTTTTTAGTAGAATGGCAGCTTCACAAGGTGGTAACATATCATCGATAGGAGGTTACTTAGGTGGGACAATAACAACAGCAAGTGGGACAACCTCAACTGATTGGAACACAGCTTTTACACATACTTCAGTCACAAACAACCCACATAGCGTTACGAAAAGCCAAGTTGGTTTAAGCAATGTGACAAACGAGAGCAAGGCTACGATGTTCGCTAGTCCTACATTTACGGGGACCGTTAGTGGTGTAACTAAAAGTCACGTTGGCCTAGGTAGTGTCGCCAACGAGAGCAAGGCTACGATGTTTACGAACGCTGCTCTCACAGGAAATCCTACAGCAACTACGCAGAGTTCTAACGAAAACAGCACTAAGATAGCTACTACGGAGTATGTTAAAAGTCAAAGTTATCTAACGGCATCTTCTACTCAAAGTAAATACTTAAGAAGTGATGCAAATGATACTTCTACAGGCAGTGCCGCTTTTGGCATTGGTGGCATCGATCCTGATAGCCATACATCTTTTGCTGGTGGATTTGGTAATATTAATGATGGTGGAGGTTGGGGTGCAAGAGGTTTATTTATTCATGGTGGAGGTACTGGTGATGCCGCTGCGATTGGTCATAATGGAACTAAATTATATTTCGGTATACAAAATGGATCAGCAACTAATAGCATGGATACTTGGTTACAGGTATCTCCAGCTAGGGTAATACAGTTTAATGGCACAGGATTAGAATACAATACTAATACAGTTTGGCATGCAGGCCATTTTGCAAACAACTCATCCAACTGGAACACAGCTTATACGCATACTTCAGCCACAAACAACCCACATAGCGTTACGAAAAGCCAAGTTGGTTTAAGCAATGTGACAAACGAGAGCAAGGCTACGATGTTCGCTAGTCCTACATTTACGGGGACCGTTAGTGGTGTAACTAAAAGTCACGTTGGCCTAGGTAGTGTCGCCAACGAGAGCAAGGCTACGATGTTTACGAACGCTGCTCTCACAGGAAATCCTACAGCAACCACACAGAGTTCTAACGAAAACAGTACTAAGATAGCGACAACCGCTTATGTTAAATCTCAAGGCTATATTACGACTGACAACAACACTTTTAGATCAGTTACAGCAGGAGGTAATACGCTAGGTTCTACCGAAACTTTGGCCTTTACTGCTGGCTCTAATGTAACCATTACAGAAAGTGCTGGAGCTGTTACAATTGCGGTTGCTTCTCACTCCCATGCTGCATCCGACATTACTTCGGGTACGTTAGCTGCCGCACGTATCCCAAGTCTTGCCACTTCTAAGATTACGTCAGGGACTTTTGCTGACGCTCGCATTCCAAGTCTTGCCACTTCTAAGATTACGTCAGGGACTTTTGCTGACGCTCGCATTCCAAGTCTTGCCACTTCTAAGATTACGTCAGGGACTTTCGCTGACGCTCGCATTGCTGGAAGCAACGTAACACAGCACCAAGCAGCCCTTTCGATTACAGAGTCACAAATCAGTAACTTTGGTAGCTATGCTACAGCAGGTGATGAAAACATCATTGATGGTGCAACAGCTATTTGGAATGCAGACGGTGATGGTGACGTATTTAATTACAATGATTCAAACCCCACACACAATGGAAAATACGTTGGTGCGGTAATCAACATTCACGGAGATGGGGCTGCTGACAGTTCTCTTGTGAGAGCGGGTCTATTCACATCGAATTTAATGTCTACCTTGAATGGATATTATGTTGGAGCTTTACTTGGGAATGCTAATTCAACAACGACTCAAGTAATCAATAGTTCTGGAGCATGGACTGGAAGTGTTATTTCTGCCGCAAAGCTTAGTACAGCAACTACGCAGAGTTCCAATGAAAACAGCACTAAGATAGCGACAACTGCTTATGTAAAATCTCAAGGCTACAATAACTACACTCACCCAACTCACACTGGTGATGATATTAATATTGATACTGGAGCACTCACAGGTGCAACGGTTATTTCTGATCTTGATTTCAATGTTACAACGAATACCTTGGGCCATGTTACAGATGCCAATGGCACAGTTGCTACAAGGACACTAACTGCGGCAAATCTTGGTATCTCAGCACCTAACGCACCAGCAAGCGCGTCAGCAGCGATTGTCGGGAATACAGTAGAGGTTACGTTTGCAGAGTCTACTACTTCGGACATTGATTCTTATCTTGTTTATAGTTCAATTGATGGAAGTGATTATGGTTTGATTTCTATTGTACCACCTGATGACTTCGCCGCTTCAATGAGCATTATTGATAATGCATTTGATGAAACAGGCACACAAGCATATCGTGTATATGCAATAAAATATGGTATTCTATCAAGTGCTACTACAGCGAGTATTGCTTATGCAGTTTCTTCTGCTGAACCTACAACAATGAGTGTAGTAAACCTTAACAATGCATACTATGTACAATGGAATCCACCAAGTTCTAATGCAAGATTTGTTACAGCATATAATGTTTATAAACACGAGCATGCAACACAAGGCAGCTTAAGTAGGAGTTCAGCATCATTACTTTATTCTGGAATGAATACTAACTTTATGTATCAGATTAGCGGGACTAATAATAGCAACTTCCACCAATTCTGGGTAGAGACAACAATAGCATAAGATGGAAGAAGGTTTAGAATATTGGCAGTGGATCGTGGATCAGAGGACAGAGGACTTAAATCTTGAAATAGAGAGAGATGAAGATGATGTGCTTATTCGTCTATTAGTAGAGGAAAAGGATATCGCTCAACAAAAAGTAGATGAATTAACCGATGAGTAAACTAACAAAAGGTGACATTACGAGATCTAATATTATATCTCATAGTGGGGCAATTATCACTGATTCTAGTGACAATTCAGGTTTCGCGATATTCCCTCAATTTAAAGGAGGGTTATCTAATTCTGTTGTACGCAGCGGATCTGGGGATTACGATGGGGGGGATAGAGTTATTAGTTTCCCTAACGGCTATGAGGTAGATGGTGACCTTTTGTTCACTGTAGGTTGGGGTGATGGATTTGGTGTGAGGCGTTTGAATAATGATGGGTCAATGACCAGAATATTTCAAGATTCTAACTTTTTATGGCGTGATACAGGAAGCACATATAATCATTTGAATGGAGTAGCAATCGATACGACTAATAAATTAGGCGTTGTAATGACTTACAATGTAGATGGATATACTACTTTTGATTATAGTGGTTGCGTAAATGGTGGGACTACTTTTGTAAAAGATGCTAGACCTACACACTCTAATCCACAAAGATTTATTGGTGGGGCAGGTGACAGTGGTTTGAATATATCTAGTCACGGTGTCTATTACACCAGTGGCATAGTCGCGGCGGGGGAGTGGATATATGTTGGAGAGTATGATGCTCGTCATTATAGAAGAGCAGTTCGTCGCAATCTTAATACTGGAGTTGAAGAAGTAATTGGTAACAGTTCAGGAACTGGAGATTTATATAGTGGCAGTGCTACGATTGACCGCAATGGTTATCGATACACAGTATGTTATGATGAAGTGAACGACAGAGTGTTTTACTTTTCTTATTCGGGAGCAGCAAGTTTTATTGTCGTTCTTGACGCAAGCACATCTTCTCCAGAATTATTGTGGTGTGACATGGGGGATACGGGGCAAGGAACAGCCTCATACGATATGGGGATGCATATACCAGATCCAATAAATGCTCCCAATAGAATGTGGATAGGACATAACAATAGGTTTAACGATATTGATATTACCCCTTGTTTTACTGGATCAGCACCTACGATCCACGCGAATATCCCCACAATTAAGTATTTCATAACAAACCCTTTAAATCGCTTAGGGACAAAGTATCAAAAGACAAGTGGTGTTCCTATGGATAAGATTCCTTCATACCCCAATTTGGTTCAATTGAGTGCAGATAGAGGTAGGTGTGACGTTGGCGGTTGGCTTGACACAGACAACAATGTTCCTGTAGCTATTGATAATTATTCTTCAGTCACAGAAGATACCAGCAATGGTAGAGGGGGGTCACCGTATTTCGATTATGGCTGCCCTGCTGTGTTAATGGAATCCGCTAACGGAACTAAGTATTGGGTTAAAATGGGTTATGGAGGCCACGGACATTCGTTCCAAGTTTGGGCTGAAAACACAAAACCATACGAATTAAAGGGGAGTTGGGAGGTAGTATTCGGGACATACACTTTGGCGAACAGTGCTAATATCGATCATGTTTCTTTACCACAAGGAATTTCTTTTGGTGTCCCTAGTTCAACAACGTTAACGATATACGTATCCAATAATAATGGAAGCACTTGGGAAACATACGACAAAGATTCTACTGAAACTCATGTCTTCTCTACAAGTGGGACACAGTTAAGGATTAGATTCTCTGCTAATGGTCAACCAGACAAAGTACCTTATTATAGTGGTAATGGAGGAGATGGTCCTCTTAAGGTTTTTTATGGTTCACTCCACGCAGCAGCGAAAGACTCCAACATTAAATTTAAGATAAATAGAAAAAGGTTAAGACACTAATATCATGGCAACAGTAACTTCATCGAAAAGACAACTAACACACACCTCTAATACTTACGAAAGTAATGGAGATGTTACTATAGGAGGGAACCTGAATATCAATGGTACTACTACGACCATTGATACAGCAAACCTATTAGTTGAGGACAAGAATATTATTATAGGTGATGTATCATCTCCTACTGATGTCACAGCAGATTTTGGTGGTATTACATTGAAAGGAGCGACTGATAAGACGATTAATTGGGTTAACTCTACTAATGCTTGGACATCTAATCAGATTTTCTCTGCTCCTAATTTAACATTAACTAGTTTATCCAATCATAGCTCAGAAGCTACTGCGTTGGTTGTTAATGGTAGTAATGTTGTTGGTACAAGAGAGCTTGGGTCTAATGCTTTTAATAGTACTTCATTTTTAACTAGTTATACTGAAACAGACACACTATCTACTGTAACAGGTAGAGGAAGAGCGACTAATAGTGTTGGTTCCGCAGTTTGGAGCGCGACTACACAAGGAGCAAGTCAGGGCAATATACACATCATGAGTATAGGCACTGACCATGCGGGTGGTGCAATCACTTTCGATGCGTCTGATTCAAATGGCGCTCAAGCGGGTATCTATGTTAAGTCTGATGGGAATTATGGTACAAAAATGTATCTATCGACGACAGATAGTTATTCCTCAGGTTCTATATCTGCAATATCAATTGACCATCAGGGCTATGTTAACATTGTAAGGGGTAGCGATAGACTAACGGTTAATGGGAATACAGTTTGGCATGCAGGCCATTTTGCGAACAACTCATCCAACTGGAACACAGCTTATACGCATACTTCAGCCACAAACAACCCACATAGCGTTACGAAAAGCCAAGTTGGTTTAAGCAGTGTGACAAACGAGAGCAAGGCCACGATGTTCGCTAGTCCTACATTTACGGGGACCGTTAGTGGTGTAACTAAAAGTCACGTTGGCCTAGGTAGTGTCGCCAACGAGAGTAAGGCTACGATGTTTACGAACGCTGCTCTCACAGGAAATCCTACAGCAACTACGCAATCTTCAAATGAGAATAGTACTAAGATAGCGACAACTTCTTATGTAAAATCTCAAGGCTATATCACATCTGCTAATGGGGGTAATGCAACCACACTTGACGGTATTGATAGTTCTGCATTCTTAAGGAGTAATGCTTCTGATACTGCTTCAGGTGCTATCTCCTTTACTGGTGGTCACGGAGCGATTAACATAACTAACTCTTCGATTGTATCAAATAGAACTTCAACTTGGACAGGTAATCCGGGTACTCAAGGTAAAATACAATATCACTCAGCTAGATGGTACATTGTAGCAGATTCAGCTTCAGATCGAATTGTACAGTTTAGAAGAGATGGCTCCGATGTATCTTATATTGCTAATAGCGGAAATTTTGTTGGGAATGTTACAGGTAATGTTTCAGGAAGTTCAGGTTCTTGTACTGGCAATGCAGCTACAGCGACTACAGCGACTAAGTTAAACCATTACGTTAATAGAACTGATTCAACTACCTACCCTATAACTTGGATGTCAGGGTCTCCTAGTCATGCGTATAGTTGTGCTGCGGTTACTATTACGTCAAGCGTTGGGCGAATAAACGCTACCACGTTTAACGGAGCTTTGACAGGTAATGCAACTACAGCTACAACATTAGCAAACGCGAGAACGATTGCTGGAACGAGTTTTAATGGTTCAGCAAACATTAGTATTAGCTATAATAATCTAACTAATAAACCTACAATCCCTTCTGCTTACTCCTTACCACTAGCTTCTTCTTCTACTAGAGGTGGCGTTAAGATTGGATATAGTGAGAGCGGTAAGAATTACCCCGTCGAACTCTCATCTGAGAAGATGTATGTTAATGTTCCTTGGACGGACACGAATACGACTTACGATCTGTCTAGTTACGCTACGCAGTCTTACGTTGGGACGCAGATATCTAACTTAGTTGGCGGTGCGCCAGCAGCATTGGATACTCTTAACGAGTTAGCAGCTGCGCTTGGTGATGACGCGAGTTATGCTTCTTCCATAACTTCGGCACTGGCTGGAAAACAGGCAGCAGGAACATATAATACCATTATCGGAACAGATTCTGATATTAATACGTCTGGTTCTACTATCGTTGACAACATTTACGTTACTGATGGTGTCATCACCAGTATGGGGACTAGGGTACTAACACTCGCAAACCTTGGTTATACAGGAGCTACGAACGCTAACAACTATTCTCTGCCAAGCAATGTAGTAACCAACACTAATGCATACAACATCACTAATAGGCTGAGATTCTCAGCGAACCAGCAAAATAATTGGGATACTATCGCAACATCATCAGGCTCTCAAGGTGGTTTAGAGATATACAATACTGGATCTGGAAATGATGCTTTCATAGCTTTCCACGCAGGAGGAGATTACGCCGGATACTTCGGCTTAGACGCTGACACTAATGATTTGGCTTGGGGAGGGTGGTCAGTCGGAGCGGTTAAGCACAGAATGTTCCATGCCGGAAATAGCGCACAATATACTTCTTCGCTAAACACCAAACTGGGCGGTATCGCAACCAGTGCTAACAACTATTCGTTGCCTGCTGGATCTTCTTCTACTAGAGGTGGTTTCAAGATTGGGTATAGTGAGAGTGGTAAGAACTACCCCGTCGAACTCTCATCTGAGAAGATGTATGTGAACGTCCCTTGGTCAGATACTAATACAAACACAACTTACTCGGCTGGGACTCACTTAGCTTTAAGCGGCACAACATTTAATCTGAACTTAGGGGCAACAGATAAAGTATTAAATATTGGTCACAATGCTACCACCAATAATGAAGGTGAAATCATTCTTGATACTTCAAATGCTGGATCACCTCAGATTGGCTTCACAGAACACGGAGATGCAAGTTGGGCAATCGGTATTGATGATGGCGATAATAGCTTTAAAATTCATGGTAATGCAAACACTACCATACCTACGATTAATAATCTAACTACTCCCAAGTTTGAAGTCACTACTGGTACAGCGGGTTACTTAAGTGGCAACAGAATCTTCGCAGACAACTACCACCCGAATGCAGACATATTAACTACATCAAGATATATTTCATTAGGTGGAGACCTTAGCGGCAGCGCGCAATTCAATGGAGGAAGCGACATTACTATTACTGCGGCTCTCACAGCTAATTCAGTTGCCGCGGCTGAAATCGCAGCTAGTGCTGTTGGAGCAAGTGAACTTAATGTTAGTGGTAATGGCACTACCGCGCAGTTTTTAAGAAGCGACGCGGATGGAACATTTACTTGGGCGACCCCAACAGATACAAACACCAACACAACTTACTCAGGTGGCACTGGTATTACTTTAAGCGGGACTACGTTCAACCTAACTGATACAGCCGCTAAGCTATCACTAT